CCTTTACACCATCTAAAGTTCCTTTAAATGTGCAATCATTTCCAAACGTTCCACTTTTAGCAGTCATATTACCATTACTATCAACAAGAAACATTCCATTACCGATATTAATGCTACCACCACTAACAAGACCACCAAACACACCACTTGAAGATTTTAAAATTCCAGCGAATTCAACATCTCCATCAGAATTGATATAAACTTGTTTTTGATTATCTTTATAGATAGAAAAAAGCTCAGAGACATTATTCGGTTGAATCTTCACAGAATTTTTCCCACTAGAAGCAATAAATCCAGCATCATCAAATTTATAAGTTCCAGAATTATTTTGTAGCGTAAGATATTCTCCTAAAAATAATTTTCCTAAAATTGCTTCGGCATTTACAGCATAGACAGTATTTCCATTTTTATCTATCGGTATCTTACCGATAGCCATTTTTGCACTCTGGAAACCATCATCTGAAAATACAATTTGGTTGTTAATAATCTTAATCTGTTCGGGATCGAAGTCATTCTTCTGTTCATTCCATTGCCTGAACCACATTCCAGTTTCGTCCCATGATTGATGTTGATTTTTTACAGGAATATTTGCAACATCCAATCCATATTTCCGCATTTCCTCAACAAAGTTACTCTGATTTACAGACTTATCGTATTGGTCTTTGTTAAACTGAAAGCTCATAGCAGCAGAGTTAGCCTGTGAAATGATACTGGCTACATCATTACATACATCATGCACACGAATAGCATCTGAAAATGTAACATCAATTTTGCTTGTGTCATTATAATCAACTGTAAAGCTAATTAGCCTCAGTTTAATAACGGTGTCGTAATCAGTAGCCATTCTTATGAAGTTGCCAAGTTGGAAATATTTCAAGAATCCTTTGAATTGTGGAATAGTAAGAACATTAGAAAGAGTAGAAGAGTATTGATATTGCGGTCGGCATTTCTTTGATAAATCCTTCCATGCAACATCAAATAACTGTCGCTCAATATCAAATCTTTCTGTGTCTGTTGTATTATCTGTGGTGATATAGTTATCATTACTATATGTTTCCTCTACAACATAAGAATCAAGTGTTTTCCATTCATCCTTAGTAAACCATTTATCCATATCCAACTGAGATTGAACAGCATTTCTTTCTGCGATAATAGAATTGTATACATCTGTGGCAAAATCAACCTCAGTTTTTCTTTTGTTGTATTCTACAGTAACACTATTCAAATCTTTAAGGTTCTGCTGATATAGATTATAATTAAAAGAGTCTGGTTTATTCATGCCTTGAGCACAATAAACTTCATCTATGTTCTTGAATGATTTAACCTTAGAATCCAAAAACTCTAATCCATATTTAGTCCAATCCTTAGAGTCCAAACTATCAGGTAATCGTGTTTCGAGATTCTGAATTACACCAATCTGATCGCCAAGACGTTTCATAATTTCTTCATACTGTGGCTTTAATGACTGATATTTCTCATTATATGCTTTCACCTTATTCTGAATAGATTCTTCCATTTCTGGTAGATAATACTCAAAATTGTAAATCTTATTTGTGCTATTTGGGTTGACTTCATTGATATAAATTCCATCACCGCCATTTACACGATAGCATGTGATAATACTATTTTCATCAATGGTTTCTGTCATAGATTGTGCAAGATTATCCATAGAAACATATATATTAGTATCATCACCATAATTGTCTAAGTCATATGCATTTACAGTCATATTGAATGTATCAAAAATAAACAAGCAATTAAATGCTTCCGATACATCACCAGTCAAGAATGAATATACATCATTATCATCTACATCAAAACTACGTTGTTCATTCGCAAGAGTTGCATCTACATGACCAACTGACCAATTCGGAGCAACATTTAATACTCGATTCAACAGACTTCCTTTTGAATTAGCAGGATCGTAGAAGATGGTCTTTACATAATCGTCATACAAAATCTCACCCGTATTACATTCAAAATCAATGAGTCTCTTGTTACACAATGTACACTCTAATGAGTTTGCAGTAATATTTTTTGAAATACCAGTGTCCTCAATATTAGTTTCCACATGAATTTTGTACCAACCAATACCCTGAATCATTATCAGACGGTCTTCTTGAAAATCGTCATAATGTTCATATTTCTTACCATTGATATCTCTATAGATTTTAAAAGAAGCAGTCTGATAAGCATTTAGATTAAAAGTAAGAGATAAATCATCATAAATACTTACTGCACCAAGAAAAGTTTTATCCTTTTTAGCAATGTAAATAATTGGTTTTTCAAGATTGTTCAAGAAGTCAACTGGTAAATTAAATGATTGAATCGCCATAAAATCACCGCCTTCCTAAATCACTTTCTTCATTTCTTTTTCATATTTCTTTTTGAGTTTTTTCATTTCTCTGTTTGTGCCAGAAAACTCTCTATTTAACTTTTGTGTCTCAGAAATAATATCCTGTAATTTCTGAATATCACTTCCAAAACTTTCAATTTCTTTCTGTAATTCAGTGTTCTCTTCCTGTAACTTCCGAATCTGTTCATCACGTTCAAGAAGCAGTTTTTCGAGAATACTTACTTTTCTTTCATTAGTCACTTCTGACATACGTTTTCCTCCATTAAAATAGGAGAGGACTATTACATCCTCTCCATAAATTATCTTCTTACACCTTTAGCATAGGTAGCTTGATTAATCTTTCTTACAACATTTTCAGCCTGTTTCTGAGCGACACCTTCCATCTGCTTAACAATCTGGTCTGTAGCGACACCTTCAACAATCGTTCTGTTGTCGATTTGATAAGTAGGAGATTGAGATGAAACTTTCTCAATAGGAATGTTCTTCAGATTGCCAATAATAGAGTCAATCTGTGGAATAACAGGCTTAAATTTCAACAATGTTTGTGCCTGTTCCTTAGAAAGTACAGCTTCCCCACGTTTCAAGAAACCAACACCATCTTCACCTGAAAGTTTAACAAGATCCTTAATCACACCGCCAGTTGAGAACGAAGCGTCTTTTATAAGTTTCTTAAGAGCTGAAGCAATTTTTTCCCTATCATTCTTACCAGACAAATCACTTTTTACAGATACACCAAGTTTCTTCGCAAGAGCAACTTCATTAGTCTTACTCAAAACTTGTTTATGCTGTTTATCATAAAGATACTGATTAAGAGCACCGTAATACGATTTCTTGTGTGTTGCCGATACTGAATGCTTAGATATCCATTCTGTAATATCACTTGCTTTCTTTCTGAGTTTATTCAACTCTTGTTGTTTATCAGCATTGTTACTACCAGAAGTTCCTGAATCATTTGGTGATCCAATTGATTGAGTTTTATTCACTTTTGTCTCTGCATACTTAGCACTTGCTTCCGCTGCTTTATCAGCAGCCTTACAAACTCTATCCCATGACGACTCAATCAAACTAAGCTGTGCAGTGATATTTGGCACATTAGATGATAATGTACTTGCATAATCACCTACAGCGTTTCCACCGTCTTTCCAAGCATGAGTAATATAAGTTGAGATATCGTATCCAGTATCCTTTGCGATTTTCTCAATGTTTGATGCAACCTGTGAAGAATTTGCATTAACATATGTGAGAGCATCGGAGAATACCTTATTAGTATCTTTTAAATAGTCTTCAGCTTGCTTTTTGCTATTTTCAAGCATTTTATCAAGAGCATCTTCCTGATCTGATACGGAACGATCATACAACATGTCCGATCTATCAGATTTAGCGTCTTGTAAATCGGATTTAAGCTGTTGCAATTTTTTACGATTTTCTTCAGAGTCATCAGATTCAAGTGCTGCAATCTGCTTTTCTAATTTTGCAATATTCTTATTAGAATCAGCAAGTTTATCTTGCCATTCCTTTAAGTCTTTTTCTGTTTCTAACAATTCCTTTTTCTTTGAAATTGCTTCTTCCAAAGCATCATTCTGCGCATCTAATCCTTGCTTTACATAAGCAACTAACGACTTCTTCGCTTCATTTGCAGACTTGATAGAATCACGTTGACCTTGCTGATATTCACGCATCTGAGAATTGTAATCTGTAAGACCAATTTTGCCTTTATTATACATCTCATTCAAATCAGCAATAGCATCTTTATATTCCTGTGCTTTCGCAAGATATGTATCATAATTCTGAGCGGTCAATCCCATAGCAGTGATCCCATCTTGTGTAATCATTCCTGTATCACTGTCAAACAAATTGTCAGAATCAAGCATGTCAATTAAGAAATCTGTCTCGTCTGTGATGTCTCCAAGCTTATTAAATAACTCGTCAAAACGGTCAAACTTCAACTCATTGATAGACTTTTGAAACTCCGCAAGTTCCTGCTCATCCTGTTGAATAGATTCATAGACACCATTTAAAGCTTCTTGTGCTTCATACCATTCATTACTACCAAACTTAATCGTAGATAATTTCTTTGCAAGTTTTCCAGCTTCTTCTTGTTTAAGCTTCATGTCAGATTTGACTGCACTTGCCTGACGTGTATAGTAAGTCTCACCAATCAACTGACCTTTTGCTTCAGCTATATTAAGAGAATTGGAGACAGCGTTCTTTCTCTGCTCAATCAGTCCAGCTTTATTGTCGTATCGTTCCTGTACCTTATCAAAGCGATCTTTCCTAGCCTGACGTACATTAGAGGTATGATCCTCTTTAGCCTGATTATAATTATCAGTTGCGGTATTCTTTGCAAGAAGATATTCATTATGTGCTATGCACTTTTCCCTAAGAGTGTCATTTTCAATCTTGTTAATAAGATTATACGAAATTGACTTATTGGATTTTAAATTACTCTTAATAGAATTAAATTCCTTTTGAGTAAGACCAATGTTTTTAGCTTTTGTTTTTTTAAGAGACTTTGTAAGAGAACTCTTATTGGATTTATAACTCTTTGTTGCACCAGTATAAGCAGTTTTTGAAGCTGATAACTGGCTATTGTAGTTTTTAATAATCTGTTTATACAGACTGTCAATATCAGACGTACCGATTTTCTTTGTTGGATTAAATGTAAGATTACCTACCTTGGCATTCAGAATATCCATCTTTGTTCCAAGTTTTTCAATCTTATCAGAAGCACTGTCAATCGGGTTGTTCGCCAAAGTCTCATATAAATCCTTTAATTGATCCGTAAGACTGGCGACCTGTTCCTTGCAAGCTTTTGCTTTCTCATAATAGGTCTGATAATCCTTTAACGCATTTTTCAGGTTTTCATTCTTAATAGAAACGATACCATCTGAACCAAGTGTTCCTTCACGGATAAGTTTCTTGTAATGTTCAAGCGTCTTGGATGATACACCTTTGACCTTTTTTACATTCCTTCCGCTTGTCGTTGTAGAACCACTTATTCCACTAAAACGTGTACCAGACACAAAATCCTTACGAGATGAAAGTTTGGAAACTCTTACAGATGCGCCAGTATGAGGGGATTCAATAAACTTACCGTCTCCACCATAAATACCTACATGTGTGATGTTATTCTTGCTTCCAAAGAATACTAAGTCACCAGCCTGCAAATTTTTCTTCGATGTGATTTTTGTCCCCATCTTAGCCTGGTCAGCCGCATGATGTGGTAAACTTACACCAAACTTCTTGTAAATCTGCTGAGTGAAACCAGAACAATCAGCACCACTTGTAAGACTTGCGCCACCCCAAACATATTTCAAACCAAGATAATTTGTAGCCTCATCATACAAAGAGTTTCCACCTGTAGAAGAAGATGAGGAAGTTGTCTTTTTGCTATTCTGTTTTTTCGCAGCCTTATTGGCATAAGACATATATTTCTTATATGCCTTTTCCTGTGCAGTAATAGCCTTTGTTGTAGCTTCGATAGCTTTTCTTGTTTGATTTTTCTTCTGACCGAATGTGAGAAGATCATCAATCTTGTCTTTAGCCTTAGATGCCTTGTCTGTAAGATTGTTAAGTTTAATCTCAATAAAATCAAATACCTCAGCAGCATCGGACTTTGTTTTTGATTTGGATTCCTTAGGAGGTTTATAACTTGATGAACCAGAAGGATTTACTTTCACTTGTGGTATATCTAACTTTGCACCAGCAGAAGTTGTTACACCATTTACAATGTCTTGAACTGCATTGTTAATGTTATTGCGCATTTCATCAGACATAATTGGATTGTCTGATAATCTTTGTTTTAATGCCGCAAGTTTATTTAAAGCCTTTGTACCTGCACCAGCCATTTTAGCAAGAGTGTAAATATTTTGACAATCTGCATCAGTTACAATAGTAGTTTTGTTACAATACTGTTTTTCTAATGTGAAAGCTGAGAGTTTTTCCTTTTCCTGTTCTGTAATATCGCCAAGATTTTTAAGTTTAAGAATATCTGTAACTGTGGCATTTTGCAAATCTGTAGATGCATCGGCAGAAAGAAGTTTTTCAAATCTAAGTTCTTCTTCCTTTTTTGTCAAAGCATCTGTTACAATTTGCTCGGCATTTTTAACACCCATATCTTCAAGCTGAGTGATATAATACTGTTTGTTTTCATCGGTAAGATTAGCGAGGAAATTGCCATCATTTACCCATTCAGTAGCAAGAGCATTGGCTGCCTTCTGGCACTGATCCATGCTAGATTCAGAACTACCCATTACCTCTTCAAACTTATCCCATGATTCAAGACCACGAACTGAAACATCAAATCCTGCTAAATCAGAAGCGGATGCAACTGTACCATTCTTCTTGTCAGCAAGCATATCAGACATCTTAGAAATCTGTGTAGACATAGAAGAGAGCTGTGTAGAAGCGTTTACAAGACCGTTAATTTTCCCAATAGCATTATCTGCTGAAATGCCGAGATTTTTGAAATATTCCGTTTTATCAAGTTCGCTAAATTTTTCGGCTGATAACTGTCCTGCTTCGGCTGCTTCAAGAAGATCCTTTTTAAGAGTTTTTATTGCATCATCATCTGTAGAATCAAGTGCAGTCCAAGCATCTTCAAATGATGTCGGTGTTTTTGAAAAGTCCTCTTGATTCAACAATTCATCTACTTTATCAAGTTCGTTTTTCAGAGGAATGCTGTAATAGCCCTCAAACTCAGGAACTGTCGATAGATAATTGTTAATCGCATCGGTAATCTCCTTTTCGTTTCCAATAAATTGTTTACTTGCAACTGCTGTATCAATCAGCTCTTGCTTAAATTTGTTAAAATCTTCCTTTGTCTTAGGTAATTCATTACCCTGTAACGCTGTCAACATTGTCTGTTGAGCCAAGTTTTCATTTAAGTTATCAATAGATGAATTGTATGCCTCTACTGATTCCTTCATCTCACTATATCTACTATAGATAGAGTTAAATAGTGAATTGTCTGATAATTCATCAGCCGTGAATGCTTCTGAATCTCTTAATGCGTTTACTGCATCTTCGAGTTTTTTGTAATTTTCTAATGCTCCCTCAACTGTATCATCGCCAATTAAAACTAACTGACCACCACCAGTACCATATGAACCACTATCAATTACACCAGCTTTTTCAAGCTCTTTAAATGCTTTTACTGCTTCTTCTCCCGATGCACTAATAATATTGTTAGTACCCCAGAAGTTATCTTTTGCAACATCCATCAACTCTTCTTTTGCTGCATTTACACCAGCAATCAAGTCTGTCTGTTGATTTTTCAATGAATCAATGCTTGCTTGTTTAATGGCATTTGATAATGAACCATACTTTGCAATCAAATCATCAATGCTTTCTCCTTCAAGACCAAGTTTCTTTAATAACTCTGTCTGTGTGGTCATCAAATCGTCTTTTGCACTTGCATCTGTTTTTACTGCATCCGATAATTGGATGTATTTGTTTGCTAATGTAGCAATCTCATCACCTAAAGTATTAGCGTTGTCTGCTGCTTCTTTAGCTTTCTGTCTTGCTTCTTCTACCGCTTGATTATGCTTAGATACTGCGGAAGTTACTGCACTAACTCCAAGGCTAATACCCATCAGCACAATTCCTACTGGATTACTAAGGAATACACTCTTTAAAGTTGCTCCAAGTCCAATCATTGCTGCCTTTAGCGAAAACGTACTTGCTGTACTTGCTGTGTTAGCTGTGGTCTGTGCATTGGTCGCTTGTGTTAAGTTCATTTCAGCAAGTTTCTGCAATCCCATTTCTTTCGTCATGCCTTGCATCTGTAAAATACGCACTCTGTCAGCCTGAGTGAGTGTGTTTGTGGCTAATACATTTCTTAACTGCTCTGTTGTCAATGTACTTGTTGCCTGTGCAATACTCTTTAATGCCTGGAATCTAGCAGATAAGTTACCATTCGGAACATTTCTTGCGATCTGTAAGGCTTTCCCATACTGTTCTACTTGCTTTGTAGCTGTAATGAGTGCCATTGTGCCTGTTGTAAGGAATTTTCCAATACCAAGTGCAATTACACCTTTTAGCGTACCTTCTACAATTCCCCAGTTATTGGCAAATTCCAAAACTGCCGAACCTAAGTTAGCAAGGTCACGTACTGTATTACCATTGATAATGCCTTGATATGTCTCTGTAAGAGTGTTAGAAAACCTCTGACATGCTGCGTCAGCACTGGTCATCCAAGTTTGATACTCTTCTGTAGCACTTCCTGCACTATTGATTGCATCTTCATAAGCTGATGCGGATTCCTTCATGCCAGATAAGATCGCTGCGCCCGCTGCAGAGCGGCTCTTGCCGAACATAGTCTCAAGAACATTTGCACGTGAGGTATCATCCAACTTATCCATAACTTGTGAAATCTCGTATAACTGATCATAATAAGATTTGAATGTATGCTCATCTTCCATAATATCAACACCAGTTAATGCCATGAGCTTTTCACGTAAGTTACTTGTGGCTGTTGCTAAATTGTCAACTTCTTCGCCCATTTCCTGCAACTCTTCAATAGCATCTGTATCACCAGATGAAGCTCTCATTCTTAATGAACCGATCTTTGCTGTGTTACCAAGATATGATGGATCATTATAGTATTTATTAGCTGTCGCAAACATTGTTGCAGCTTGTTCAATACTCATGTGTGCTTCTGTCAATGTACCAGCCGATAATCTAATGCTTTCGGCTAACCCTTCCGCATCAATACTGTACTTGTTTGACATATTATTGATGAGGTCTGTATAGGCTTCAAGCTTCTTGTCCATCTGGTCATTTCCATAACCGCCAATTTCATCAAATGAAGCAATAGAAGTCTTAATTGAACCGATTGCCGTATCAATGTCTACATCTCCAACGTTTGATAAGATGTTCGCCCACTTCGCCCCAAGTTCCGCATCGTCTAAATCCCAACCAAGTTTTTTGAACTCTGTCACAGCATCAATCAATGAACCAACTTTTACATTAAGTTCCTGTGCCTTGCTAAGAGATTTATCAAAATACTTGTATAGTGCGTCTCTGTCACCTATTTCATTTGTTACCTTCTGAAGGTCAACAAGACTATCATCTAATGTCTTTGCTTCTGTGACTGCATTCCTAACTTGATTAGAAAGTGCATAAATCATACTTGCACCACTAAAGAATTTTGCGTAACTTTCAATGGATTTCTTAAATTTTGAACCCCATGTTAATCCTGCATTATTCGTTGCTACAAGCTCCGTCTTAAATGCCGATAATTCACCTCTAAGAGTTTTTAATTCACCTGTACTCTTTGCTACATTAGCAGAATTAAGCAACTGATTGTATTTAGCGGTCATTTCTCGATCACTGAAAAGTTTGTTATTATTCCTTCCCAAAATCTTAATCTGGTTCACTAACTGTTGCTTGCTTGTGTCAAAATTCAGATGAACCTTATTACTATTTGCAACCCTCTGTGCATTGTTAATTGCCTGTTTGGTTGCTGTCTGTACACCTTTTGTATTTACATTCGGTGTGATGTTGAATGTAAGATTATTTAATCCCTTCAACTGTGCTTTGATTGCTTTCCTTGTTTTTGGCATATCAAGGTTACCAATCAGCTTGACAAACTTCATGTCGCCAAGACTCTTTGCGTCTGACTTAATCTGTTGCTTGCTTTTTATCTTATTAAGACCAGCAACCAACTGTAAAATAAAGTTATTCAATTACGACTCCTTTCTATAATTTTTCATACACAAATAAATGGTTGCTAAATAATTTCAGCGACCATATCCATGAATTTTGTTAAGTTGTATATTTTTTATTGAATTTTTGATTGAAATAATCAGATTGTGGCTTTTCGCCTAAGATAAGTTTGAATTGGTTGTTATGAATTTAATAGATAGTCTTCTAATCTCTCGAATAGATTAGGATATAAGTCAATTTTTCCTGTTTTGAATTTTGATAAAATGCTTGGATCAATCTTGACCATTTTTGAAATGTATGTTTGCTTCTCTCGTTCAAGCCTCTTTTTATAAATACTCCGTAATTCTTCTTGTGTCACCCTTGTTCCTCCTCTCTTGATATATCTAGTTTTATTGACAAAAAAATATCAAGTTACTATTTATACAACTCAAAAAGACCAGCTTTCGCTAGTCTTTAATTGATGTTTAATATATAACAAACCAAAAACTTTCGCAATTGGTTTTATTGACTTCTTCATTTATATATAATATATGACACAAATTCTAATTTGTCAATGAGAAATTCATGAATTGCAAAAATTTTTTATTCATTTCAATTATTTGTTCTGGAGACAAATATCTTTTTAAAATTCGTCCATTCACTTTTATATATTCAATTCTTCTATAGTGAATAAATTTACATTGATCAAATCTCACATACGATTTTTTATCCGAATTTCCTTCTACGTTTGGTAAATTAAGATTCTCATAATAGAACTCATATTTCCTATATGGATCACTTGATAATGGAACTATAAAATACATTTGGTTTTTTATATCACTCATTACAATTCCATAGTGATTTGTATTTATCTCCCCACAATATCCATATCCACATTGTATATAATAAATATCTCCTATTTTTATATTATTGGGATAATCCGAAGGAATATACTTTGCCCTCTTTTTTTTGATATTCTTAACTTTTGAATCATCATCTTGACTTTTCGCATTTCTTAATTCTGCCAATAATTGCAAATCTTTTTTATGAATTATAGTATCATGCATTAATTTATGTATCCATATTAAATAATTCTTAGCTTCTTCCATCGACATATCTCTTAGGATATCCCCTCTAATATTATTTAATGTATTATCTACATAATTAGCATACTCATTGCCTTCATTCTTAATATATTTCAAATTGCTCTTTTTTATTATTTTATTTAAAAAAGTTATTACTCTTTTCGACTCTTCCTCATCATCTCTGTTAATAGAATTTGTTAAATACCGTATTTTTGATATTGTCTCTCCAAATTTTTTTTCAATAATTCCATCAAATTTTGCCATAATAATATCTCCTATCAAAATTTTATGACTAAGTATTATCTATTATACGACAAAATTAGCTCTTTTTCTACACTTTTTTAGTACTTCACGGACAGACCTAGTTTGAAATCAGCCTGTCCGCTTAATCATTGTAAATTGTTTTGAATACACTCGGTACTCTACTAATACACTGCTGTTTGAGGACAATGCATCAGCAATTTATAATAAAAATCATCACTTGCTCAAGGTGACAATCATTATTATCGTTTTGTAGGGCAGGCATCAACGTCCTGCCCATAGTATGATATTCAAAATGTATAATAAACACTCTTTCGAGTGATATTACCGTGTGGGACTTACGCCCCACTTATAGTGTAAAAATAGTAAAATCCTATAGAGGTATTATGTCTATAGGCAAACTGTAAAGCCTAAATTGATGTTGGAATCTGTACCAACGATAAATATTTTTCAAGCCTAACTGCATCATCCTGACACAAACATACTTTGCCATTTTTAAAACGTGATAACACGTCTGGTGGAATTTCTGTTTTCTGTGCAATGATCTTGGCAACAAGACCATTCTCTACTACACAAATCAGTTTATTTCTTAAATCGTTCTGGTTCATGTTACCTCCTCAATTTCTTGTTAAGAATAATTGGAAAAATTTCTTTTCTTCCTAAGTATGATTTGTCAGTTTTTATCACACTTACATACTTTCCCCCTTTATTTTCAACATTTTATGGTATTTATGCACAATTTTTATCTACGTTTTTTATAACTTTTTCCCTGAATTTATCATTTGCGACAGCATACAGATGTTGATATTCAATATTTTTCTTAATGACTTTCGTTCCGTTTTCCGGCATATTTAACATATGTATACACAAATGATTGTTTTTATCTACTTGCAATTCAATTATCTTATGATCTTGTAGCATATTCAAAATCGAGTCAAGATGTTTTCTATCTATCTTTACCAGTCTGCAAAGACTCGATCTGTTCAGCCTATTATTTTGACTTTGATACAATTTCACATCAAAACTATTAGTTTTTCTGCAAGCATAAAATAATGCCAATAACAATTTTCTTGCCTCAACACTATATTTTTCTTTTGTTGTAATCTGATTTTTGATCCATGAAATATCCTCTGAATAAATGTCTATAGATTTTTCCTTGGCAACTTCTGTTTCAAATTCAGAAATCAAGAAATTCTTATCTCTATACTCTTTTAATGCATTTATGCTCTTTACTGCCTTTTCTCTACGCTTCTTCAATTTTGTAAGTTGTTCTTCATCTATATCACTATTGAAGTTACCTTTACATCGTTCAATAAGCTGTTCACCAAAGCAGCCCCACAGAATAGACTTATCTTTATAACGTTTCATAAATCCTTTATCTGTATAATATATTTCAAGAAGTATATCCACCAGCTCCGAAACTTTCGGCTTAATTTCTAACAAATCAGCCCTTACCTTATCATATAATGCTATATATTTTTGGTCACGTTCTGTATCGCCGGACATACAAAAGTCGGCATCATAATAATTTTCATTGGAAATATCTGCAAATTCCTCTTGTGCATCAACCAAATAGTCTTTTATTTCCTTATATTTATTTGATGTAACATCCGGGACACTTGACATTAAAGTAGTTACGTCAAACGGTTGTTTTACTTGTATAGAGGATTTCTTCTTTGCAATCTGACTTTCCATGTAATGACAAATCATGTTCATGGTACAATCAGAATCATCAAATAAATTTTCATCCTTCTCCCCAACCAATGCAGCGTTAGTTTTCATTTCCTTTTCCATACTACGTTTCTTTCTAAATGATCTAAGATATTTCATAAAATATGGTTTTTTATGCTCTTTTAATAAAGCCTTTATTTCACTTGGCATTTCAGCTTCTTCACCATGTTTCGCATAATCAATCGTAATCGATCCAACTATGCTCATAATCTTTATATAATTTTGAACATCTTCTGTCTGTTCCAAAGACCAAAGTTCTGATATTGGATTGATGACACTACCAATATTATTTTTATATCCTTTATGATCGCATTCTATAATAGTATCCACATCACCAACATCAACTTTTTTCACTCCATTAGCAGACTTTCGTTTATCAATTTTAATATGATGAATTGTATTGGCATTGTTTCTTCTGGCTGCTTCACAAATAACTCTATTGTCCGTTGTAAGAACGTGATCACCGTCAAAATCCGCTGAATTAAGCTTCAAAGCAATAGTATTTTCAAATACACTAAGGATAATTCCGGTTTTCTGATATCGGAACCATTTTTCCATTTCTTCACTCGTGATAACTTGTACGGGACAATGTTCATTTGCAATATGTGGTGAGCGAATAATATCAATCCAAGGTGTATCATACAAATTATAATTCCAATAATTAGAATAAACTTCGTTTCCATGTAACAATCCGGTCACTTCCAATCCAAAAGCATGTTGCATCAAGGCATACAAATCTGGTGTCAATGTCTGATAATTTCCGCTTACAATAATTTTTCCCACATAGGCACGTTCTTTTCCAGATTTCAGATCTTGTTTTATCTTCTTTTGAACAAATTCATCATTAAATAATGAATGCTTATAATACAATGCCTGATAATACGCTGGGAACTTACTCCATTCAATATCATCATTTTCATCTTGATCACTGATAATTCCACGATATTTTAAAAATCCTTCGACACTACTACACGCATTTATATATCCATCAACTGTAACATCACACAATTTTTTTATTTCATCGTCTGTATAACTTGATGTCTGTAATGGCTGATATGCCATAACTGTTGTTTTCTTCAATTCTGACAATTTTTCATCATAAGAAGAAATATTAAATGTCCTCTTATATCCATAAACCTCTTTTTCAAAACACTCTTTCCAATTCTCAATAGAATCATACAAATCATGGAACTTAAACTGACTTTTCGTTAAAATACAATCAATCTTGTCATTAAACAAATCCCATTTTTTACCCTTAATATCAATAATGGTACTTGATCCAATTGTATTTGCGAACTCTGTCACAGGCATTGTATAAAGTTTTCCTTTTAAACATGGAATGCATCGAAACTGGAAAGATGCCGGTATATAATCGAGATTCAATTCCTTGCTCCACTGCCCTGCTTTTTCAACAGTTACAAGTCCTGCACCATCAAACAAATTTATAGATATATCTTCTTCTCTATCATTTTCTACTTCAAATTTTCTGCTTATATTGCCGTTTTCATCCTCTGTGTCTGTTTCCAACACAACATCTACTTTTGCTTTTTGAAAGATTTCCTTATCATCAATAACAACAATATTCGGCATTGATACTGGAATACTGTCTGTTGCAGCCAATCCAATATATGAATTCCATTTTGACATAAACTTGTACTTTATATTTCTATCAAGACCACAGAGTAAAATATCCAATGCCTTTTCCCACACATCTACAGATACAAGCATTGCTTTCTGTGTCCTGCTATGACTAGAAGATACAATAATTCTCTTATATTTGATTCCATTGTATGTGACAATCATTCCTGTTTTTGTCATTTTTTCTTTATAAGCTGTATAGGATCTTCCAACTTTTAAAGATAAAACATCAGGAATGTAATCCCTTTCTTTTACAATCTCATTATCTTCAGAAAGATGTTTGATGATTCGAATCAATTCCGATTCTGCCGTTAATATCATATGATTTCTTCTGTCTCGTTTAATTTTATTCTCTACGGATTTATCATATTTTACTTTCTTTTTTTCATCCAGTTTACACCGATATACTTTCTTGCCTTCAGAATCTTTGACAACAGGCACAAATTTATACTCATCATTGTCATTCAACTCTGTCATTTTCACCCTGTTAATATAAACCAAATGTGCTTTCCTTTGTCTATTGTTTGTATTCTCGCTTATAATAATCATCTCCAATCGTGTTTTTATCCTTACACTTATAATATTCTCCGTTTTATCTCTGATTTTGCGTAAAAAAATACCAACCATCGAATATTCACGGTTGGCATTTAACTATCTTTTATAGAATTTTTCCAACAATTGATAAATCATATTTCTATCATACATACTTTGTTTAATTATGATTCCACAATTACCTTCCCCTTTTATCATTTCCTCTACAGCCATTAGCACATCATCATCTTCTTCATCTAAAAATAATCTATCATTCAAAATTTGCGGAATAAACCTTCCTGCATGGATATAAATAGTCTCATATTCATCATACATAAAATACCCATCTTGATCTAGTTTTTCTTTCATTTGAGTAAAATATTTATTTACATACGCTTCTGCTATACTTTTATTCAGCTCGTTAAAATCAATCATATCGTTAAAATCGCTCATAAGATGGTCTCCCTTCAGACTTTGATGAATAAATTATACACCTATAACAACTATATTTAAATATATATGTGTCTACTTTTTCAATGCTCAATATCATCAACCGCCAATATTCAATTTTCAATGTACATTTACCAACTAATATGAAAGACTGATTTCATTGGCAATTTTGACCTCTGAAACACCCTATTTACAAGAGTTTCAGCGATTGCAATTTTCAAAATTGAGCATTTTACTTCACAATCTGCATAAAACTATGCTTATTGCTCATTTTTGCAATCTCGCCACTCTGATTATCAATCAACAGACCATTTTCTCTGTCCATAGTAAAGCAACCTTCATCAATTCATCCTGCGACCAATCATCTAAACTCTTGTGCTTTTGAAACATACTTAACTGTATTGTGATACTGTCTGTTCCATATGTCATGTAAAGCAATCGCCCTTGTTAGTCTGTTCAGTTCGGTTGTGTCTTTGTTTCCTGTTGTTACTGTAAATTTATCCATAATACTATCCTTCCTCTCCTTTGATCTCATTATCTTTCTTCCACAACTCCATAAGCAACGTTTCTATATATTTTCCTTTAGACATATTCAAATCACTTGCTTCTCCTTCTAACCAGTCGCTTATAAACGAAGGTAATGTTACCGTTGTTCTTACTTTGCAGTATGGAATTGCATTATTGATAATACGTTTTGCATTTTGCGGATGTTTGATTATAAGATCTATAATCCTATTCTGCTCTTTAGCTGATACATTACTTAATTGATATATTTGTTCTGCACTTATTTTTTCCTTTTTGTTAAGTTCTAAGTGATGAACAATATCTTCAAATATCTCTGCTTTTTCCTTACCAATATTGTTTTCAATGACTTTACAATATTCGACATATCTACAAGCATTTCTCATTGTTTTCACATTTATCTGCAAATCAGCAGCCAACTCTTTTTTAGTTTTCATTTCTGTGGTAATGTTACCATTCTTCATATTTCAATATTCCTTTCTTACCAAATGGTAATGTTACCATTTATGCTATCTTCTTATTCCTTGTACCATAAACCAATGCATCCGCTTTTCCTTCTACACAATCAGCAGTTACAACAACCTTCTTTGCACTTGACATATCAGGAACATCAAACATGACTTTCTGCATAGCAGATTCAATGATGCTTCTAAGACCTCTTGCACCAGTTTTCTTTTTAATAGCCAACTCTGCAATCTTTCTCAATGCTTCGTCCTCAAATTCCAGCTTAACACCATCCATTGATAATAACTCCTGGTACTGCTTTGTGATAGCATTTTTAGGCTCTGTGAGAATATGTACCAAATCTTCTTCTGATAATGGATTCAATGCAGTAATGATAGGAAGTCTGCCTATTAACTCTGGCATAAGACCATATTTCACAAGATCGTGCTGCTCAACCTTTGACAAATCAACTTCTGATTCCTTTTTATCAGTAACTTTAGCACCAAATCCGATTGTATTATGTGTATCTTCCTTGCCGATTATCTTATCAATGCCATCAAAAGCTCCACCACAAATAAATAGAATGTTACTTGTATCAATCTTTACTGTTTCTCCCTGTGGATGTTTCCTACTTCCTGTCACTGGTACTTCTGATACTGTACCCTCAATAATTTTAAGAAGTGCTTGCTGTACTCCCTCACCAGAAACATCCCTTGTAATTGACATATTTTCGCCTTTACGAGAAATCTTATCTATCTCATCAATATAGATAATTCCTCTTTGTGCTGATTCAATGTCATAGTTTGCATTCTGTAAAAGTGTACGCAACATAGTTTCAACATCTTCGCCGACATATCCAGCTTCAGTAAGTGTTGTAGCATCAGCAATAGCAAATGGAACACCTAAGAATTTTGCAAGGCTCTGTGCAAGATATGTCTTACCACTGCCGGTTGAACCAATCATAAGGATATTGGATTTCTGTATTTCAACATCAGATTTTTTATTCTGCTTCAATCTCTTATAGTGATTGTAAACTGCAACTGCAAGTGTCTTCTTTGCTTCATCCTGTCCGATAACATACTGATCTAAATGTGCTTTTATCTGTGAAGGTGTAGCCAACTGCATATTGCTTGTAGCAGACTCCTCTTCATTGTCATATATAATGTTATTAGCTATAGATACACAGCTATCACAGATGTAACCATACTTACCCTTTATTAACATATCTACTTCATCTTTTTTGCTTCCGCACATACAACAAAATTCATTATTTTTATTTGCCATTACAAAAATCTCCTTTATGCTTTCTTCTGTTTCTTTTTACGTTTACGCTCATCATGTTCCCAAGTTCTACCAGCAGATTTTGCCATTTCTGGATTATCAAAAATATAATTCATATGACGCACAAATGGATTACTCTCTTTCTTCTTTGAATTAATTTTTACTAATACAGAATTTGTATCTTTAAATATTTTCAAAATAATCACACTAATAGTTCCAGAATAACTACATGTATAATATTTTTTCCCGATAACAATTTTATTTATTTCTACTGGAATTGGTTTTTTATATCCCATTATTAAATTCTCCTTTATTCATACACAATTACTTCTACAGGTGTACACTCTTTCATAAGTTCTTCCCATGTAACTTGTCTATATTCCTCTTTATCATAATTAGCACCATCTAAATAGACAAAAATGCAGCAGTCCTTTACACTTTCATCAATAATTTTTCCATCAATCGAAGTACATAGCTTATATGCCTTTTCCCATTTCATGGAACTTATTACTTCAAAGCTATGTGTTGTAATCCATATACCAAAAGGAACATCCAATAATCCGTTGTAATTTTTATCTGTATTGGAAAACGTTTCACCTACTCTGTAATATTTTTTCTCTGTAATTTCTTTACTCATATATAATTCTCCTTCTTCTATCTAATTTCCTCGCATCCTAAAATTTTTCAATTTTCTTACATATTTTAGGATAGCAACCATCCGATTATTTGTATGTTTTTTGACATATTTTAGGATTATCTTACTAAAGATACTTTTTACTAAAGAAAATCTTTTTTGTATCGTTTCTTTTTGGTTTAATGTATAATTTCGTATGGCTGCTATCGCATCCATACTCCATTATTTTTTTAATCATTGTTCATTGTTGAATAATGAAATTTATTCTATATTATGTTTGGTTTCATTCATACCTGGCATATCAATTATTTCCTCTATGCTAAAATCATTCTCTAATGGATCAGCTTCTCCCCATATATCATCATTACTTTTTTCTTCTATTGGAAATGGTCTTTTTGCTTTGTCCTTATTTTTCAAGCAATCTTCTGTTATGAATGGGAACTGGTCAAAGAAATAAATATCTTTCAAATCGTTTTCACAATATCCATCGTTTTCATGTCTTTTATTAAATTCAACCGCATATTTGTATATCTCAATGACAGTTTCTTTATCGTACATTTTATTTCCTGATACCAAGTTGAAATATTTTGCTCCCAGACTCTTTCGCTTTGATGTCTTTGCTGTCTTGTGCTTTATGCTCTCTACTGATTGACAATAACCATATTCCTTTTTATGATCTTCACCCTCATCAATGATGAACTTCTTATATTTGTATCTTCCATATGTATTGGTGATTCCAGATATTTCATTGTCTATGAGTAGTAAATCGTTTGCCCTATAAATATATAGAATCTTGTTCTCTTCCAGAATTTTGTTATATGCCAATACAGTATCTTTGCTTATATTGGATATATTCGATAATACTTCTATAGAAGAAAATCCTATAACTCCATCCGTTTCTTTTCCATCGGATAATACAAATGTCCAGCTTTTTCCATGACGGAAGGTACTGACAACGTTCACAAAATATCTAATCAATTTAGCTTTGCTAACGTTAGATTTCTTATCATCAATCTGCATGATTGCAGTTAATTCATCTGTATAAATTACTGTGAACCATAAATTATTTTCCTTGTTAGTTTTCGTTGGATCAAAATATATAGGTTCTAAATCGTACTCAAAGTTATACTTCTTTTCGTTGATTTTATGGATTAGACCATGTTCTTCCAAATCATTTAATCCATCTACATATTTTTTCTTGTCTCTTGTCTCAATATCAAATGTGTGTCGAAAGAAATAATCCATTATATCAACTGATATTGGATAATAATTCATATCTGCTCTTTGAATTGCCCTTAGATAGCAATACACCAAGATTCCATTATCAGATATAGTCTTATCGCTAATAACATTGTTCAATAGAAAGACTTTTTGTGACAATCTGTTTTCTTCGCTGCCTTTGGTCAATAAATCCTACACCTCCCTGTTTGTGAGATATGTAGTAATACTATTATGAATAGCTTTATTGTCCTCAAATAAAAAAATTTTGTACTGTGGATTCTTTTCAGAATCAATAACTTTCTTTATTTCGTAACCATGACCACATAAATAATTTGCTAATGCCAGTGAACGTACTAGACACATTTCTTTTTCGATTGTAATAACTCATTCCTCCAATCTTATTCCAAAATAAATTTTTTCAGACCATCAACACCAATGTCATTGAAAGCAATTTCCAATAAATCATTCTCTGTCAGTTCGCCATCGCCTACCAAATCCTGTAAGATAAACTCTCCATCGTCCACTTCTTTTTCAAGTACATCTGCATTCAGTTCTTCATACTTTTTGTAGTATATCTCCGAAAAAGCAATTCTGATTTCCTCTAGGATTGGCATATTGTAAAATTTATTAATGTGTAACTCGTCCAGAATATTTGATACATTATATTCTGTAAAAGCATACAGTTCACTCTTTGGATTAAATACCTCTGATTCAATAAAGGTTCTATCCTCGTTAATAAGCCATTTACTGCCTTTGGTTCTGAATCTATTTATGGTATCAAATACAACATCCTTGCACCACTCGGCATACTGTGGATATTTCAGAATGCTCTTATATTTATTGAGCTTGTCTTTCCATAGCTGCTCCTTCTGCTTTTCTTCATTGATTCTGTCGTTCAGCCATTTTTCTACTTCATCCAATGTCATATAAACTGGCTGTTTCTTATCATCTAATGGTGATGCTACCTTGTCTGTATATGTGCATTTAACAAAGAATCTTTCATTTGCACCTTTTAATTTATAGCCATGCTTACCTAACTGTTGTCTTAATATGATTTCTCTCTGTTCCATATAAATGTACCTCTCTTTCAATTTAATGTAGGCACACCACCATAAAGGTAATGTGCCTGTGATTCCGTATTATATGTAATCAGCCTCTTCACTGATAATTGTTTTAATAAAAGGGGAATTATGTGCATCTACATTAGATGACATTGTAGCCAATCTCATTCATTGGCAGACTTGCTACTCTCACCGCAAATATATCTCTGTTACCTTTTCTACTCTTTGTCAGAAGTTTTAGGCAACCAATTCATATAAGCCACAAATAATGTTGCTTCATCCACTTGATTTGCAGATGCAATGTTATAAAAATCATTACGCATTAATGCCCATCCTTCATCCAATGGCATATTGTGTGCAACAATGAAATTATTTAAAATTTCACACTGCTTATCCCATTCTGTCTGAGACATACTATTGAACTCTCTATAAATCTGCTCATCAGATGCCTTGCCTCCTGTTAATAATCTTGCAATTTTACATTGTCTGTTACTAGGTCTTTCCATTTTGTTTGTCCTCCAAATTTTCTAGGTGAGAATCAGCCTTTCGCTGATCCTCTATGTTAATGTTTTGATGGGATAGGAACTTACCCTATCAGGACTTCCATCTATTTTATATATTCTCCACTCGGAGATTGATTTTTTCTGATTTGATTATTGAGTCATACCTTTACAATATTCTTTAAAATTTGGCATTCTCTTTAAATTACGCACAATGCTAATTACATCATCAATTTTAATAATATCTTTCTCTAAGATTTGATCAAATTGTATCAGTTCATAATTAGAATCTAATAAACATATTCCATTCTCATAATTCTGTTTTATAATATTGACAAATTCTTCTGTTAATTCAGCTTGTGTCATGTCATCGTATTTCTTATTATTAGAAATTCTCTTGACATTTACCGCCTGTGTTCTTCCAGTTGTACCTTCTCCAATCTCAAAGTCAACAATATCATTTTCATCTAAGGATTTGCGACCTTCCATAATAATGCTGGAATAATGCACAAAAACATCATTTCCATCTTCATCTGTGATAAATCCGTAACCTCTCATATCACTAAACCACTTTACTTTTCCTGTTTTCATTTATTTAATTCCTCCGTCTCATAGAAATATCTGTACAATTTTCGTTCTATAGTTTCATCTTCTTGAAAAACTAATACTCGAACAACCTTTTTATCAAATGCCATTCTCAAAGACTTATTCTGATAAATTACTGTTCTGTCATTTTCCATCAACTTTTCGACTGCAAACGCTTTTATAACTGTCAGCCGATCTAACGGCATTTGAAATACATAGTTTTTCATTGTAAGCTCCTTATTCAAATACCTGCTCTGTCGTTTTTCCACATACGTTACATCTTGTTAATCCTTTTGCCATATCTTATATTTCCTCTCTTTATGCCGACCATTTTTCGTCAAAGTTCTCATATAACTGTTTTGTGGCAGTTTCCATATCCACACCATCACTAAGCTCCAAAGTTACGTCTATATCGTCATAGCAGTAACAACTTGCTTTTCCGATCGCAATATGAATACTATCCTCGCTTATTTTTTCAAATGTGAAGTCAATCGTATCTGCAAAAATACCTGAATTAGCATAGAACTCTAAATCTTCCTTGAATTTATCAACTGATATTGGCTCTTTTCCACGTTCATCGTAATTCACTACTGCAGTTGTAACTGATACAAGATTATCTGCAATTACTTTCTGTAATCTGCTTCCTGTTGTTTTTCTCATAATGTATATTCTCCTTAATAAATCAGATTGATTGTTACCTGTGTTCCATCTGCCATTGTAATGTTAATATTAAGCACATTATCTGGATTATCTGCATTGACACAACCATCAATATCTTCTATTTCCTCTGTACTTAATGTTGTGGATGCAATAATATTTTCTCCATCTGCATACAGTAGAGATAAAATATCGCACTCTTCCTCATTATTTGCTTTGACATATTCCATGTGGTTAAAATAGTTACTTGTGCCACATAGACCAACCATAACTTCTACATTACCAACAAATGCGTTAATATCAGCTAACTGGATGAGCTTTTCTACACACATTCCATTTACGATACCATTCTTTAGAATCTGTCTCGCTTCCTGTGATTTATCTGCTTTCTTCATCTGTATTACTTTTGATTTTCCCATATAGCAAAGTCCTTTCTTTGGTTCGTGAGGGTGGATTTCCACCACCCACACTATATTGTTCCCTGTTTAGTTGTGGTTAGTTGCTGTTTTTCTTTGATACAAAGATTGAAATTTCTAAGAATGGCTGTCCATAAGGACGGATCAGAATTGTATCACATGATGAATTTTCTTTAATATAAATCTCATTACAGCTATCATCTACAAGTGGGAATGTCATTGAATCAATCTGCATTTCGTATGCTTCTTCCGTTTCTACCAAGCTACAATTTTTAATATCATTCAGCTTGACTTCCAGACCAAACGCATCATGGATATTTACAAGCATTACTTTGTGCGTATCATCATTCAGATAATCCATAAGTGAGAACACATCTGATTCATAAAATCTCTCTCTAACTTCTCTCTTGGCATTGGTATCTGTATGATAGACGCAAATACTAATTTTGCTTTCATCTTTCATATTGATTTCAATTAAGCAGGTGTCCATATTATCAAGCATTTTTCCTGTTACAGATTCAACATTGCTTTCTTCAATGGTAAAATGTGATGTACTGCATTTCTGCTTAAACTCATATACACCGCTAAATTCTTCAAATGCGTTAATGCTCATGGAAATAACTGTATTTCCGTCTTTGTATACTGATAAATCAGAATACTCATAAGTATTTACCAACTCAAAATAATCTGTTGCTTTTGCATCCTTGTTGTTTAATACGTTTTCTACTGCTTTACTCATAAATTTTTACCTTCCTTTTCTTATATTAGGTGAGTAGGATTTTGAACCTACCCACCATGATTTTTATGTTTACTTACTAATTCTCTTTGCTCTTAACTTCTCTAACGCTGTCAATCCCTTTGGCTTATTTGCTGTAGATACTGTCTGCTCTACTGTCGGTGTGACAAAAATATCAATATTCTTTCCAGTTCTAACCTCCGTTGTAGCCTTTCGGGAATTTTTGATAATGTCCACTTCTTTCTGAATGCTCTCTGTCATTGCGTCAACTCTGCTATATGGCATTGTCAGACCACTAAGGATAATCACGTTTTCCTCTGATTCTGACAGATAGCCGTGAAACTCGGTTGGTGCAATTCCGATTTCTTTTCTAAGATTGGTCATATCAATTTTGCTTTCCTTTGCAGATACCGCTTCGGAGATACCCATTGTTGTAATGGTCTTATCTTCCCTCTTTGCAAAGATATTACTGTCACGATTCAGTACATCAATAATATTCGCTGTCGTTCCGTTGTTCTTATTGGCTCTTGTAATAATGGAAAATGATGGAGTTAAAATGCACGCTTCGATCTCGGCTAAATCCATGTTTCCATCCTGCGACTTATTATTGATGCAAAGCACACTTGCAAATAATGAAGCAAATGTGCTGTTAATCTTCATCTTCTCGGTTGCGTTGTTGTCCAGAATATAGATACTTCCCATTCGTGGCTTCAATTCCTCGATCTCATAAAATGTCTGTCTTGCATTATCTCTGATTTTTAAGGATTCATTATCAGCCGGGAGTACCACAATCATTCCTACCTTATAACCTTCATCAAGAAGAATCTCGGCTAACTGTGGTGCAATCGCCGAACCGGTGCCTCCTCCTAATGATGTAGCAATGAATACAATCGAATCTTCTATAATATAGCTGTGAAGTTCACCCAGTATCGTATCAATGCTTTCTGCTAAATCCTGTACACCGTTTTCCCGGTTACAAGCTGCTCCTTTTGAATTATTCATATGAATCTTGTGGGATAACTTGACAGATGCCAAATCCTCTGTACTGGTGTTGATGCCTACAAATGATGTATTGGCTTTATTACCGCCTAAATCATTCACGCTTTCTTCAATCCTTGCTGTGATCGAACCGCCAGCCTGTCCACATCCAATAACTGTGATCTTCAATCTCTCGTTGATGTTTTTATTCATTCTCCGTGTCTCCTTCCACTTCTTTCATCCACTCAATACCTTCAGAAGTCAAATAAAAAGTATTGGAGTTACTTTTTCTCAATCCTTCTTTTACATAGCCTTGTTTTACCAAAGCTCTAATCTTGTTGTAAACTGTCCTCTCACACCACTTTTCACCATCAGCAATCAACGCTTCTTCAATGTCTTTTTGTGTTAAAGCGTATAATTTGCTCTGTGCCTTGTTCGTGTAGAGGATATTCAAAATTGAATACATAATTCTCAATTTGCTTCCTCCTATCATGTGTCTCTACTTACTAATGCACCTTTTACAAGTGAAATTCCCCTGTGATACAGAATTTTTTTATTAAGTTGTCAAGGTACCGTGTTTCTTCTATATAAATGTGTTTTGGAAATAAGCAATTAGCAGACCGCTAACGCTTGACTAAAAGAATGTTCCATGATAATATTTTAGATACCAATATATGTGTTAAGTTTACCAGACTTACACAATTACCATGAGCCTTTAGCATTGGATGTTACCAGCATCCAGATTATTGCTATCGGCTTTTTCTTTTATGTACCAATCACTTTTATAATTGCATTTGAAATAGGATGTAATATCTTCTGAAAACCTTTGTATCTCTCTTGCACAGTCTTACTATAGCAGTATATATATATATTGTCAAGCATTTCATACAATTTTTGTTGCAATTAATGTATCGCTTTATACATTATTGTATAATTATCATTGTATATAAAACACTATTATCCATTGTTTTATAGAATGTAATACATTTATATGTTTATATATTGTATAATTCATGCAAATATTGTATAGTTTTATTTATTAAAAAAATTTTTCATTGTAGGAGAAAAGGATACAATCATGAACAAAATAACCACTACCATCCCTAGATACGACAAAAATCAATATGTGATTGTTGGAAACGATGAGATAAGACTTATAGATTATTTGAAAAAATTACGTACAGAACAGAACATAACAAAGAAAAAAATCTCTAATCTAATCAAACATAATGACTATTGGTATTCTCAAATTGAACGTGATGGAAAAAATGGAGATGATAATAGACAAAAAACTATCTATAGAAATGACCTTGTAGATATTATTTGCATTCTTTATTATGGCGCTACTACATCAGATGAAATCATCTCAAACCGCTCTAAGAGTGAAATTTATATTGATAAAATTTTAAAGGCAGATATTCTTCAAGGCTCTGCAAAGTCTGTTTTGAGTCCGAATATTTACAGAGGAAGAACACCTGAAGAACAGAATAAACTTTTTGATTCTCTACAGACTTCTTTGAATAAATTACTACAGAATATTTTTAATTCTTGTCCAAGTAATAAAAGAGATCGATTTTTAAATACTTTAAAAAATGTAAATACCTGCTTAAAAATAGATTCCGATTTTCTCATGTATATTTTGGAACTGCCATTTGCTGACTTTTTATACGAAGCTAGCGAAAACCAAATTGTTTCTTTATTATCCGATTTATCAAAGATAATAGATGACAGCACTATAAGTAATTTATCAGCAACGGAATACAAAGAAATGATTATAACCAAAATCAAAGAACATCTTGGAAAAGAATATACTGTAAATGATATCGACAAAACTGCTGTTATACCAATTGATTTAATATGATAAATTCTGTTTCTTTTATATTTTGATTCATTGACGCTGATATTAACCAATTTCCATTAGAAAAAGCCATAGCGTGAACTATGACCTTTTCCGTTTCAATCAATCAACATATTTAGAAAGTTTTCCTAAATACCAATACTATTATACAATCAATTTAACTTATTTTCCATATGTAAATTTCAGAAGTTATACCGCAACTTTGATATATGTATCATCTGCAACTTTCTCACAGACATAATCATCATCTTTTCCGAAGAATAATTCATTGCAGCACTCTGGATAATCTTTGTCCCAAACTCTAATAGTTCCGTCTGCATCCTGTATAATCCAATTATCAGATGCAAGAACATAAAAATCATACATATGCGTTTCATCAGAAAGTAACGCATATTCTCCAAAGCCCAAGTCACTGTTTTTCTTCTCTGGATCAGTTTCTTTCCTATGTAATACTGGCACTGGTGCATCATAATCAACTTCAATCTCGACAGCTACACCATCCATCTTAATGTACTGCTTATTGTCTGCATTGATATAATCCCATGCTTCCTGTTCTGTATCAAAGAACTTCATTCCTTCATGTGATTGCTTTTTAATATCTTTTGTAAGTTTATTGATCATATATACCATCCATCCAGTTTCCATACCTGGCTGATACTTTGTTGCTCTTACCGGCTTAGTCTGATATACCTTTGCATTTTCTTCAAAAATATTGTTCAATTTAAAACTGTTTGTTTCCATAGCTTAATGTTCCTTTCTTCTAAAAATATAACCTTGTGCAACAGTGAAAAACACTTCTTCTAATTTTTCCAACTGCTCCGATGTGAGATCGTCTTTTAAACTCTCTTTACAGTCTTTCCACGCTTCTGCCTTTATTCTGCTGCTTTCAATAATATCTTCCATTGTTATAGCCATTGCTTCACCTTCTTTATAATCATTTCCTTTGTTGGGAAGATTCCTCCATATACCACTTCTGGTTTAGGAGTTTTTGGAAATTTCTTTCCATCGCTTGTTATATTATTTTTGTCTGTTAAGATAATCTCTTTTTCGTTCACTTGTTATTACCTCTTCACTTATATAATGCACATTTTAGATTGCATTTTCCCTGTGTTGAGAAATTTTTTTAATTTTTTCTTCAATGATACTTTTACCTATTATGAAAAACCAATACATTACTAATGGTATGTAAATCAAAAGAATTTTCATTATTACATTTTCCACAATCATAGATACAATTAAACCACACTCCCATACAACCATGCTTATATAAAATCCATATGTAAAAAATTTCAATTTTCTCTTCATTCTAATACTTCTCATTCTTCCTGATTTTCTCCAATTTTTCCTTCTTCTGATTCTTGTATTTTACCCTTGCTCTCGGTTTATATTTGTTACAATGCTGGCAATAATGAGCGTGATCCGCTTTTCTACCTTTGGTGCAAAGTCCGGCGCACACATAATATAAACATGGTGTCTGTCTATCTGTTGCCATTAGTTGTGACCTCCTTGTTAAGTTCGTTGCATCTGGTTTCTGCTTCTTCCTGTGTGGCGAATATTTCATTTTCTGGAACAAGACCATTTCTACTGCTTGTTTTGTAATATAGACAGGATTCCTTTTGGGTAATCATATATCTACAGCTAGTAATTTTGCATGAATCTTCTATTACATATATCATCATATCTTTTGAATCTAATACAATGTTTCTATTTCCATGACACTTAGGACAACTCATGTCATATCCTTTGTATGAAATACTACCAGTTCCAAAACATATGTCGCAGGTAGATTTTGTCTCGATTACTTTTTTCTGTTTCTTAATAAGAAAAACTTCCTGTCCTACTTCAAATTTTGTTTCTATATTTATTTGCATTGTGTTGCCCCCCTCTTTCTTGTGTGTTGTGATTGTTTTGTTGTAATGATACTTGTTACATCTAAAAATTGCTTTCTATTGCCGATAAGCCATTTTCAAGAAAAATTATTAAAATCCATTGTATTTACAGCAAAAATCTAAATTGTATATACAATTCAACATTTCGCATATCAATTTATAAATACATTGTAGTTACAAAGTTTTTACGATGTCATTCAACTCCTAGCAAATAGGTAGGTTATCGTACTTCCTAAACAAAAAGGTATAGAAAAATCAAGTGTTTTCGTTGTACACGATATAGTGTACGATAACCAATTTATTCATTCTTTTTCATTTCTGCGTTATATTCCGCTTCAATATCATCCATAATATCACGCAAGTTTTCTTTCGCTCCCTTTAACCAATACAGATTATCATTGGCAAGAATTGGCTTTCCTAACTCATACTGCTTTTCGATCTTATCCATCATGTACTTAATTCCAGTCTGCATACCGGCTTGAAATCCTAAATTAAAAAGCTCCTGTCTGTTCTCTGCATTCTCCTGTGATCCGTTCATCATCTTTTCCATCTCCTTTGACATTTCTCTCATAGCTTTAATAAATTCCTTTTCCATATTCAATCAACCTCCGTTATGTGTAAATTATCAGCAATACAGCAATTATGCTTCCTATAACAATTTGCAGTATAGTTTGCTTTGTTATTGGTTTCGATTCTTTGTTCATTCAACCGCTCCTTCCTTTTGTGTCCTACATATATACAATGCACATTTTGAGAATGATTTTCCCCACCCTATCAGAAAATTTATAATAATTCGCTCTTTTTCTTGATTTGCTCTAAGTTAGGGTTCAAATACTTCAATGTGGTTTTTATACTTGTATGTCCAGCTTGATTTGATACCTCATTGATGCTATATGCTCCACTCTCCAATGCGTTATAACAAAAGAAGTGTCTAAGCATATGCGGATGGATATGGTAGCCATCAACACTAAATTCATCAAATACTTTATTTATGGTGGACGGATTCAAAATCTTCCCTTTGCTGTTATGGAATAAATAATCTGATTCCACATTATCTGATCTCTGGTATTCCCTTATTGCCGAGATAACCTTAGAATTGATAATAACAGTTCTTTGTTTTTCGCCTTTTCCGTCTGCTACTCTGATCTGACTCGCAGCAGTGTTTACATCTACCTTTTTCAAATGCAATACTTCTGATATTCGTAAACCGGCATAAGCCATAATGGTAACAATGGCATAGTTCCGTTTTGCGGAACATCCTTCAGATTGCAACACTCTTTGTCTGAACTCTTCAACTTCCTTTTTCGTGATATTGGTAGGACTGATTATTTCCGCTTGTACCTTTATCAAGTCTGCTTTGCTTATTACAATGTTATCTGATTGCATCAGCTCATTATATTTAATAAGTGCAGATAACTTTGCATTGATGGACTTTGCATTTAGATTCTGTCCTGTCCTCTTACAGATTTTCACATTCTTCAAATAGCTTTTATATTCCAGAATATTTTCCCTATATAGCTTCTTAAATTCTACATCCCCGAAGCTGTCATTAAACCATCTGAAAAATTCCTTTACCGATGCAACATATATTTTGATTGTCTTTTCGGATTTTCCCTCTAAGTGCATCTTGTTTTCAAAATCCCTTATCAGTTCATCCATAAGCGCACACCTCCTAGAAATTTTATTGAATTATTATTTTGCATATTTTCAGAAATTTTATTGAAATTTCTTTTTGCTTCCTACTTACTAATGCACATTTTTTCAGTAATATTCCCCTTATATTGAAAAAATAATTGAGGTCATTTTTGCCTTATTCCTTGTATATATTCCATATCTCCGTTATACTATATAAGGAAGGAGTTGGTTTACATTTACATTGAGATTCAGAAGCCGAACCGCTTCAAAGAATTGTTACATAAGATTTATTCTAAACTGGAAGATATATTGTTTTCCATTCTACAACACACACCAAATAAATTCATTCCAAAATCCCTTATGTGTTGGTTTGAGAAATACACCAACAAACGACTTGCACAACTGAAAAGTGATGTGATCCGCAAACGCTGGCAGACAATAGAATTAGAAAAGGCTGTTGATAATATTCACCAGAGGCAGCAGCCATAAAAATAAGAGGTCTTTCTTCTATATATAATATAGTAGATTTACCTCTTTTTGTTTGAACATCCGTTCCCTTCATGTTATACTGTTATTGTGTAATTGAAACGAAAGCAGGATGTGATTTTCCGAATTATGCCCTCTAGTATTACGAAAGAGGGATGATGCCAATGAACACAATGGAAGTTCTTACGCTTTTATTAGTTGTTTTTGCGGCTCTATCTTACATAGATAACCATAACAACAAAAAGAAATAGCATCCCACCGTCCAAAGTGAATGCTATTTCATAGTTGCAACTGAGGGCAAATCGGAGTCATATCCGATTCACTTTCTAAGTAGATTATACACTAGGGCATTTGAGAAATCAAGTGCCCTTTTTAATCGTCCTGTGATTCTGCTTGCTTCTTTGCGTTCCTTGCCTTTGTTGCTTCTGACTTCTTCTGTGCAGCCTTTTTCTCTTCCTCTGTCATATTTCGTTTTGATTTTCCTTTTTCATCTTCTGGATAATCAATTACATATTCTGTTCCGTCTGCCTTATCTTTTAAAATCAAATTCATTTCCAGAGCATCCGCAATTTCCACCAATTCAAGGGAAGAAAATTTGTCTCTACTCATTTTGTTGCTTAAATTCTGCCTAGTGACATTTATTTCCTCTGCAAGCTCTATCTGAGATTTTCCCTTTGCTTCTAATATATCCTTAATTACTGTCGTTGCTGACATATCAACCAAACCTTTCATTCTATGTTCACCTCCAATTATACTTGATTTCCCCTATTTTTTCAAGGTCAGCAAAATTCACTTGATACATGATAACAACAGTTTATGAGCGATTTTCCATTTTAACTTATGCTTTGTGTTCTTTTCCGTCTGGTACATAAAAATATCATTGATTCGATTTAGAAAATTCTCAGGCAAGATATTTCCCTTGAATACATTACATGGCAAGCAAGTACAAGCAAGGTTAGAAACATCATCTTCACCGCCCATTGATAAAGGTTTTACATGATCTATAGTCATATCATCCAGTAAAATTTTCTTTCCACATAATTCACATTTTCCATCCGCTTTTATGTAAAGCAATTTCTTAACATCTGGTGAATATGTTTTCCGCTTAATCTTTCCAGATTTAGTTCTTTTAATTTTTTTCCTTGCCCTCAATTCCTCCAATTCTTCCTCTGTCATTATGCGCCAGCATTTTCTTTGCGTTTTCAAATTATACACATAATAATCCTTCAAAATGTTTGGTGCTGCCTGTAATATTTCTTTTGCTAAATCAATCGTTTCAAATTTATATGATTCTTCTATATCTTTTGTTATTTGTACTCTATGAAGATATTTTATATAATACTCACCATTTGTAATCACATAACTCATAATAATTTCCATCCTTTTCATTAAGGACAGCCATATTTCAGACTGTCCTTTCATCCTTTACAGTTCCCTTTTATCTTTCATCCGGGAAACAAACTGTTGTCGCATTGTCTCCTGGTGTTTCGGAGATTCGATTTGTAATAATCCAAATTCTGCCTTTTGAGGTATTGTAAGCACCCATAAGATACAAATCATCTGGATAATTCAAAGCATCCTCATTTGTCTGTTTGTCTTCTGTGTCCATGTCTCCCCAGTCTTTAACCGCAAATCTCTGTAATGCAACTGTGACCTCAACCGCAAATTTCTGTTCCGCTACCATAAGATCATAGATTGATCTTGTTGTTACTACCTGTCCCATATTGAAAAATTTTGATGTAATCATTTTGCTTTACCTCTCTTTCTTTTATATCAAGCCAACCATGCAAGCCATTTTGTACAATGGATTCTTTGCAAGTTTCCGCATATGCTCCGCTTTCTGTTTGGCTTTGCGTTCCATCCTGTCCATAAATTCCATCTGATTATCAAGTTCTGTATATTCCAACATTTGCGTTGGTGTCAGTGCGTTATATGGTGTTTTTAAGTTTCTATCTATGATCTGGTTTCCGTCTGCTGTATTGATTATTCTAAAATTAAACATATTGTTTTCCGTCCTTTCTATGCTTCCATTACCTCTGTAATAATTCGCTTTACCTTGTCAAACTGTTTATATACTCGTTTCTGTTTGATTCCGTGATTATCCGCTATTTCCTTTAGTGAATAACCTTCCACCTTGTCAGAAAATATTTTCTTTTGTTCTTCTGTCAATCCGTTTTCAATCTGCTTTATCATTTCCATATATTCCATATTAGAGGCTGTTTCCATTGTGGAATGATTAGAAATATTCATATCCATTGAATCTAAACTAATATATGATCCAGCTTCTGTACTTCTCTTTTGTGCTTTTTGTTTTCTAAAGTGAACAAATACCGCCTGTTTCATATACATATAGGAAACCGCTTCAAAACTGCATTTCGCTTGTAATTGCGGATCATTCAAATACTTTTCTACTGATAACAGGAAATCAAACACAACAATATCAAAAAATTCTTCTGCATCTAGTTTTGACTTCTTCAAAAAGTCCATGATTAGATGGCAATTCTCTTCTGAAAACTTGCGTTCTTCCCTTGTCAATGGTCTTAATTGCTCTTTATTTTCCATGCGATAACCTTCTTTCTATTGGTGGCAAGTGTGCCATTTCTGACACACCGCCCAACTCCAATTTACATATCAAGTAAATCTCTCCATTTGTTGTATTCATCAATGTTTCCAAAATACTTTGTATCATTGAACAATCTTGCCATAGCACAATTTCCTGTTCTTCTAAGCGTTAAAAGTCTAATAAGCTCTTTTATCTCTGCAAGTGTCCACTCTCTATACTCGTCTAATTCAAGCCTTGCCTGTCTTGCAATCTCTGTATCTGTATAACCCTGTATTCTCATAGCAAGAACCATTTCAAGAAGTTCAGGCTCTGCATATCTGCCAACATTTGCAAACAAGTCACGCAAAAACTCTTTTTCAATTACATATGCTTCAACATTTTTTGTTTTATCAATCCAATATGCATCTAGTGGATGTCCCGAAAAAGGATTATCACCCTCTAATTCATAATCAAGACTAACAAAACCGCCCTTTGGCATACGCTTTTGTGTGTGATCTGCTCTATGCTTGCCATAAACTGCACGAGAAAGAACTTTTTCAGCAACCGCATGAAACGGATAAATATGTAATTCCTCTCTGCTGCAATACTTCTTTACTGCATTAAGATAAGGGATAACTAATTCGTCATACCAATCTTCTACTGGTAAATGATTCCATCTCATAAACTGATATAAATAGTCGTGATGTTCTTCTGCAAACACTCTTTCTTCTGCTGTTAAAGGTCTGTCGGTGTAATCTGCTTTCTGTCCTCTTCTCCATGTTTTTTCTGTCATAATAACTACCTCCTAAAATATGTATTTTGATTGATTGATTTTGTACGACTATTGATTAGCCGATAGGCAAGCGGAGAACTGAATCTCCCACGGTTGAACCGTCACCGCCTGGAATGTCACTCTGTTACAAGTGTAAAATAATTATCAATTACAACCTCGTCACCTACTTTGATTTCTGATTTACAAGCGGTGTAGCAACCTCTGTCGCTATTGTCTTTTACGCTGTATGTACTGCATGTAAGATCTTTAATACTGATTGTTCTTGTTTTACTCATATATAAATCTCTCCTATTCTTTTAGGGTATTAGGTGGATTGCTCCACCCTTTGTTATTAGTCGATTCTTAATACTGGGTAAGAACTTACTTTACTTACTTTTGCATAATCATCTTCACTAAGTAATTTTTTTACCTCTTCTTTGTTGACTGTCTCACGCTCACGCTTTGAAAGTGTAGCTTTGAAAACATTACCGATAAATCTACGAATAGGCTTACCCTTTTTATCTACTGCCTCACATCCTTCTGTTTCATTAAGGAACTCCATAACTTTTGAATTTAAAGCTGTAATATTGTCCTCTGCTTCTTCCTTGATTCTTTTCCACTCCTGAATCTGCTCCATTGCTTCATTCATTTCTTTAGCTGTCATACACATAATGACTACCTCCTTAAATATGTTTGATTGATTTTGTGTAGGTCTGTTTTGTTTGACCTTGTAACTGTATTGTACACTCGTTAGTGTGCAAAGTCTATTGACGAAATATACAAAATGTACACTTGTTAGTGTCGTTTTTATTGTACAAGTTCACTACTTAGTGTACATATTGTACAAGATTACTGTACACTCTTTAGTGAATTTGTATATTGATATTGTACACTTGTTAGTGTATTATAATGGTATCAAATCAATCAACAATATATTTTTAAAGGAGGTTTTTCTATATGAAATATTTTAAGAATGTAGAAACACTGGAAGAATTAAGAAAACAGTACAAAGAGCTATTAAAGAAGTATCATCCAGACAACCCAAACGGATCTACAGAAGCAACGCAAGAAGTCAATGCAGAATATGACAACCTTTTCAAAGTGTTAAAAGACAGACACGAACACAAGACAGAGCAAGCAAGCGACACCGACAGCAAAACAGATTATAATAATATGAAATATGATTTTTCAGAAGATGAAAAGTTAAGGGAAGTTTTACAAAGTATTATCACATTGCAGAATATCAATATTGAAATAGTCGGTTGTTGGATATGGGTAGATGGTAACACATACGAACACAAAGACAGTTTAAAGGCTCTAGGGTTTAAATGGGCAAGAGAAAAAAAGAAGTGGTATTTTCATACAGAATCATTCAGAAAAAGAAGCCACAAAAAATTATCTATGGACGATATAAGAAACTACTATGGAAGTACAGAAGTAAAGACAGAGGAAACAAAGAGATTAAAACAAGCGTAAAAAATAAGGGTGTAGACAATAACAAGCCTACACCCTACCACAAAGAAAAGGAGATAAAAACCATGAAAAAATCTATTGAAAAAATCGGAATTATTGCAGTTATGGGAATTATGTTAATAGGTGCTTATCTGTTAGGAACAACACAAGCAAAGACAATTACAGAAACAAAAACCGTTATAAAAACAGAAACCATCACAAAAGAAGTTATTCCAGATGGATATATTGCCATTGAAAACTGTATACCACTTGAGGATATAGCCGGATGGTATTATGATAAATATAATTATTTAGCATTTTCTTTAAAAGATGGGTGTAGCCGATGAAGTTACACCCTATTTTTTTATGTGCTTTTATTGATATATTTTATTGTATTTAATTCCTACTCGTTTAGTATGATATGGCATGTCGGGGGTGGCTTAAACTAAAAAAAGGATCTGTTTTTCTCCGCAGCCCTGTAGTTGGTTGTTTCATACAGTGACTTAAAAATTTTACCTCTCCGATATTTATAGTTTAATTTTGTTATAATCATATTTGTATGGTACATCTTTTCCCTTAAACATAACAAATCCCACTAATGGAAAAGAAGATGTTTCACCATAATACTGAAAAACATTATATCCTCCCCTATTATCACATTGCGCATTTATATCTATCGGCTTTTCAAAGCGGATCAATTGTTCATAATTTATGTTCTTTTCTTCTTTAATCATATTAAAGCACTTTTTCAATAAAGCATATACAGGCAATGTAATATTATGCAAGCACAAATCATCAATTTTTAATTTTATTTCTACCGCATCAATACTAATTCTTTTCCCACAAGCCTTTTTTAGTTCACTCATTATGATACTTGAATGCATCAATTTGTTATCCAGAATTTGCATAACATCAGCCATTTTACCTAATACAAAAGATATATAAAATTCTTTATTATCTCCTATTATACAAAATCTGTCTGAAATTATCATATATTCCTCTTCTTTCTGGCTCATAAATCTATTTAACATAGACACTGTCGAACCAGATAAAGTATCAACATACATAATATTTCTCCTTTCATTTACCCTCATATCCTTTGAATAAATCAATAAAAATCAACTCAAATCCGCTTCAAAATACATCATAGGTAAACTTGTTCGCCTACACAATTACAAAGCCGATTTGCCCTCAAAAACGCTTATTATCACAAAGGATAATAGCATATAATACAGGGAGGGGGGGATGTTTAAACAATAGGAATTTAAGTACCTAGCTATCAGCACCTATACCCCAAATTTATTGTATTTTATGATATAGGAGTTATAAAATCGGATGCAAAATCATCTCACCTAACAAATGTATATGCAATGTAATTTTCGTTCGGAATTTACGCTTACAATAAAGGAAATCAGTGAATTTGAAAAGGGACTCGCCACAAAAGACGAATCCCGTATACATCATGTAATAATTTGCAATTACTCGCTTTCTCGAATAGCAGTTAAGTTCTGCTGATGCTTCTGCTCAATTTCAGTAAGCTTGGTTTGATAATTGCTTTCTGATGATTTTATTACGTTTTTAAGCGTTTCAATTTGTACTTTTCTTCCCCAACGTTCATTTAAGTCATTTACTGTATTTTGCGCATCAATCAAACTTGATTTTGCTTTGCGTAATCTTGACTGCCCTTCTGGTGAATCATCACCCTCTAATGCAGCTACAATTTTTTGATATTTTAATACTTCTTGATTAGCACTGCTTAATTCTCTTTGATAATCATACTCTGTGCCATAATAATATCCACCATAGGCTAATAAACTATCTAATTGACTTTGAGCAGCATCAACCATTTGATTTTTTTGATCTAACAATGACTGTTTCTCCTGCTCATATCTTGTATTCTCTTCTTTTATTAATTCAGCCTTTGTTTTCTGTACTGTAACAACAATAGTCTTTTTTAGATCTTTAAATGAAACAGCAATCTGTGCTTGTCCAGATGCTATTGGTGTAACTTCTCCATCTTGAGAGACAACAACGATATTGGTATTATCTGAAGTATATGTTGGTGTCAATTCTTCTGTCGCGTCTGACGGAATTGGAGTAACCGAAATAGTAGCACGCTCTCCCATTCTTATCGTTAAGGTACTTTGTACCGAAATATCTGTAATCAGGACTTTTTTCGTGACTTTTATCGCACACTTATACTTTTTCGTATTGGTGGATGCAATAATGTTTGTCTCTCCCGGTGAAACTGCATTAACAACACCGTCCTCAACTGTAGCAACATTCTCATCTTCACTCTTCCATGTTACAGTTTGTTTAGACCCTATTACATATAGACTCTTGTTTTCTCCTTCTTCTAACACAAGATGAGTTGTACTCAACCTTGATCCTTTTACCGTAATCTTGCAACTATACTTCTTTCCATCAACAAGTGCCATTATTTTGCATCTCTTCTTGTTGTTGCCACCATCAATTCCCTTCACTACTCCTTTAGTTGTAACTGTCGCAATCTTTTTATTTGATGATGACCATTTTACTTTTTTCTTTGTGCCCTTCACTTTTAATTTAAAAGTATCACCTTCATAAATTGTTTTCTTAGTACAATTCAATTTGATTGTCGCTGCTTGTGTGGTCGAAATGGGCATTAATATTGTAATCATCATTACAAATGACAATACGACAGCAAATAGCTTAAACATTTTTTTCATAGCAAAATCCTCCTTCAATTCTCATTTTGTTACTTTAGTACCATTGTAGTCATTTTCCTAACCATAGTCAAGTATAAGACCATATCTTAACATACATAATAGAACAACAAGGAGGCATGGTGAATTGATAGATTATAGTCCATTCTGGAATACACTTGAAAATTCCACAGAGACAACCTATACTCTGATAAATCACCATCATGTTTCTAGTGCTATTATAGATAAGCTACGCAAAAATAAACCAATGAACACTACTACTTTGAATGATCTGTGCCGGATTCTTGGTTGTAGATTGGAAGAAATTGCTCAATATGTGCCATCTGATACAGACCAACCATTATAAAAACGATTCTTCTTTTATCACTTCCATGTTGCCGCCCATACAAATAGGCAAACAAACAACTTCATCTTCTCTGTCAATATAAGCAAGCACATCTTCTATAGGTACTTTCACAGTATAGACAACACTTTTTGTCAATGGTAACATATTAAATCTTGTTGCAAAAAACTTAGCCTGTTCATAATCCAATGAATAGCTGACAGACTGTTTATAATCTAAATTTCCTTTATCTTCTATTGCGTATTCACCACGATATGCAATTACAAACCCATCCTGAATATTATCCTTTATCAACTCATGCGTCTTTTTCTGATATTCGGTACAGTATCCTTCATCAATCAACTTCTGCAATAAATCCAAGAAATCTTCGCCTATATTATAATCTGAATACACATCCATGAGCATTTGCATATAATATTCTTCACCTGGAAATTCATCTTCTATTAACACGCTACAGATTGAATATGGAACACACGATGTATTATCGTAATTTATACACATATCAGAAAATGCTTTATAATAATCTTCTGATGCTAAATCCCAATCATCCAACATATCTGTAAAAGTTCTCCATTCTTCTTCAAATCTTATTGAATCATCCATTTTATATACCTCCTCAACTCAAAATCATTGTTCGTTTATATCTTTCTCCATTCTACCATATCAGCCTTCAAAAAAGGTAAAAAAATAGGGCATATCAGATAAATCAATATCCAATATACCCTAATTTCAACTCTCATACGGACTATAAGGACGCACCTCATATTTAATCAATGCATCAAATAGCCTGTCTGGTATCTTATCTCTGTATCTCAATGCCAATACCCTAATCTCCGATTCCTTGAATAACTTATATTCTTGAAACGCTTCTTCCTCTGTGTCCCAATAATGCAGCTTAACTTGTTTGTCATGCCCGAATGGTGTGATCCTTGCAAAGAACTTATCCCTTGCTTTGTCATAATCAACACCGATAGCATAAACCTTTGCTGATTTATAACGGCTTCTTCTCTTTGTAGCACTTGCCAAGGCAGAATTGATAGTCCCAGGCAATATACAACACTTGTCTGGTGCATACTCTTTATTGCCACGACATAATAAATCCTTATCAACTGCCATGCGTTCTCCGTCACACTCATAATAGTTAGCAGAATACCATTCAGCAAAAGAATCTCTGCTATTCTTCCAATCGTCACACATATAAGCATCATCGTAGCATTGATTTACAAATAACGAACTACCACCATAACATCTTGCATAAATACCAGCCCATATAGAATATGCTGGATTGCCCTTTACCGTATTGTAATCATAATATTCCTGCTCTCTTCCAAGCTCTGCAACTGTTTTAACGTGCTTTCTCAACAACTCATACTCTTCCGCAGTTACATAGATCAGATTCTTGTAGTAATTGTTATTCATATTTTCGTCTATGTGCCATATCTTATTGCATCCTGTCGGCTTGATTAAGAAATACTTTGCTACAAGAATTTCTGGACTTGTCTCTTCATGTAAAGCAGTTCCGTCAATATCATAGGTTACAATCGTCCAATGCACACTTCTTTTTGGATCACCGCTATCCATTTTATGAAAGAAGAATGTTTTATCTTTCCTCATATTGTTTGTAAGTCTGCCATGACTTGAAATCCAATAATGCTGTGTATCTTCCAACTGTACAAATATTTCATCATCACCAAGTAAATCTATATTATTCTTTTTTGTGTCAAGCACTTTATCATCTGATAGCTTTATGTAATCTCTGAACTCTTTTCGTTCAAATCTTCTTCTATCTTTGACCTTTATATAAGCCATATTTCCTTTTTTCTCCTTTATAAACTGCAAAGAGGCAGCAGGGTTAAATCTGCCACCTCCGATTATTAGTCAATTTCAATCTTATAATTCAGCATACCTTCATACACATAATCTGGCACTTTGTCCTTACACTTTTCTGCAAGGTCACAAATATAATCAATCTTGTCATCTATAAATCCAGCATGCGCTTCTTCCTCTGAATCGAATACACCTATATCCATCTTCTTATTAAGAACTATCATTGATACTGAATATGTACCATCATCATTCTGTTTGATATTACTTTCAATTCCTCTATCTTCAAATACTGTATTCAAGAAATGCGTCATAAACGCACACGTTTCTGGACTGTATATATTACCTTCTTTATAGAGTAGGTCTTTGTCCAGATCGACCTTAGTTCCAGGAATATAATGTGCGTCAAACCATATCTTGAAATTCTGGTAGTTTAGCCATTCAATACAAACTTCCTTATCCATATAATAAGGTTTTAATTTATGCACAATATCACTGTAGCACCTCTGGATCATATTCTTCCACTTGATAAATGAGTATGATTCATAATCAATATCTGAAGTATCAGCACCAACATAGCCGACACCTTCATAAGTTCTTTTATTATGCCAAGGTTTCCAATCATCGGGTTTAAACTCCACAGCATTCACAATCTCCATAATCTGCTTATCTGTTATTGCTCCGTCCTGTTCATGCACTCTCAAAATTTCATTATATTGCTTGTCTGTGACTGGGAATAAATGCTTGTAGTAATTATCCTTTGTATCATTGTTCTTATGCCACACCATAGTATTATTTTTCATGTCATAATTGACAACAAACATCTTAATTACAAGGCTACTGGCAGTTACCTTCTCTTTCCTATATCCCCATCTGTTCTTAGACTTGAAATAAACATTCCTGTCTAATGTATAGGTCAATTCCTTTGTGGCTCTTGAATACACACCTTTTACAAGCTGATATGTGCCATCATCTAACCTCTCAATTATCCTGCCATAATTAGAAGTCCATGCAGATTTATAGTCAAATAAACGCACAAACACTTCATCTTTTGCAATATTCGAAATACCCGATTCCGACCTATACAATATCTGAAAATGGTATGGTTTCTTATATTTCCTCTGTATCTTCATCGACTTATCTTTATGATATGTTTCTATGCTATCTGATAATCTTTGTTGATAACGCTTTTCTCGCATTCCTTCATTGAAACACTCTTTACACATACTTCTTGTATAATTATGGTTTATTCCAAATTTATCTATTGGAAGTTCCCTCCCACATTTCTTACATATTTTTGCTGTATCCATTTATAAAATTTCTCCTTATTCTTCGCATAAAAATAAGACAGCAGAATCAAATTCATACTGTCTTTCAGTCAATCAATATCGAATAGGGGGTAAAAGGGGTGGGTAGTAACATATATATATCTTAGTTACACCCCTACCCTTTTACCTACCCTTACATCTCATCTTCAATTATTATGTAGGGATAGCCGTCTGATTTTATATCAAATTGCTCCTTTAATACCTTATTAGCTTTGACTTTCTTCAATCCATAACAATCCATAATCTCATTTAAACATCGCTTAATCTGTGTCTCTGTGACTTCGTATCTGTACTCATTACCAAGAATATAAACGACTTCTTTCTCGGTACAATATCCTTTTCTTTGAATACAATGCAAAATCACTTCTGAAATCTTCAATGTACGCTCATCACTAGCCTTTGTAGTAGTTCTGTTTACAATCTCACCATATTCATTTTTCTTTTTCTTATACTGGGGATATAATGAGGCAGCTACCTCAAAACCTTCAGAACGATAGAACATATCAAACGATACACCACCAATTCTATAGCCTTTATCTTTCCAACGGATTCCATTATCTTCTATTGTTTTCAACTGTTGTACTACCCATGATGGAATAGCATAGAAATTGACACGATTCTTATTGCCATTCGTATATTTTAATGAGTTTTTCAATAATTCCTTTGGTATCTGGTCATTATCTAATATTCGTATTAAATCGTGATAGATAAGCATTTTCACATACTTATTGATCTTGTCAATCTTCTTCTGGCTATTACCTTTTCCCATGTATTCAGCCAACTTTTTATTGGTAACGTAAAAGATTATTTCTCCATCGTCATTAGAAAACTTCTCGCTATAAATATTGTTTCGTGCAATAGACAGCATCATAAGAAATGTGTCCTTTGCATATTTGATATTTTTATCAGCCTGTGGACATAATTCTTGAAATTTATTCAGAGTGATATTACTTATCATCATGTCTATGTTTTCACGCTGTTCAATGCTCCATTGTGATTCCTTTATGGACAGATTATAAATATCCATTATGAATTGAATTGCTTTAAATTCAGACTTGAAATCTCCTAACATTTCAATCAACTGTTTTATATTAAGAGTAAGATTTTCAGAACAACATCTATACTTTTGAACTCCATTTTTCGTAGTAAAGATGTTTGCAGAAGGGTTATGATCTTCATGCAGAATACAGCAAAAAGACCTCGGATTATCAATATCTATCAGCTCTGCAATATCCAGTTCCGAGTAGATATAATCCCAAAATTCATTCTTTGTATCAAATTCAATCGGTTCATGTGCTAATGCTGTACGCAGATATTCAACATCATGTTCCTTAATTGCTTTGACATTTAAGTTTTCATATACAGGTTTTACCTCTGTATCAGCCTTTTCCTTTTTTTCAGCAGGCTTCTTCTTTGATTTTGGCTGTGCATTTGATATATATTGCTCATATTCATCTTTCCAGTATTTATCAATAACTGCTTCTGCATTGATTCTACTGTCATAAGATGGATATAATACCTCATTCCCCTTACCACCGAAAAACAATCTATCTCTATTGAAACATACCTCATCAATTCCACCTACCGCACCCATAAGTGTAGCTTGTAATTTATCTCTGATACTGCCATCTGTAATAACTGTATCATTGCAGAATATCATGCGGAATTTTTGATGTTCTTCTTTGTGTGAAAATGTCGTGTACATAAAGCATGGTACAATTCCAAGAGAAATGACCTTGTTATATGCTTCATCAATGCACATTCCATTATCAAAATCCAAACCAAATAACTGTTGCTGTACCCAGTTATCAGCTTTCATACCGCCCTGTAATACTCCTGGCTTAAATGATGCTCCATGACATAAAGCATCTGCCAATTCTTCTATTGTAATATCTGTCTCTGTTAGACCTTTTTGTACCCATCCACATTGTTTTCCTTGTGGTTTCTCCTTGAATCGGTTATTGAAGTACATACATTTAATCTTATTTTCACTATACATGATCCTCCTTTGCTATAAATCAGAGGTCAAGAAATAAAGCTGTGTCGGAAATGACGCACCTTAATAAACAAGCCAGATTTCAGACCCGTTAAATCTAACCAGCGAAATTTTCTGCTCGTTGAATCTGCTATGTGCAGCAGTCGTAATTTCACTATTTTTTCATTATTGGAAACTGTGCAGAATCGCACTATAGATATTCTTGAACTCTGATACAGGCTTTCTTTTACTTCCTGCCTGTTGGGAAATATCCATCATATTTTTGAATCGGTGCATGTCTGCCGATTATCTGATTGTAAACATAATCTTTCTTATTGGCTGTATAAAATCTCCAAAGCCACCTCTAATTTTAATAAGAGAAGCAATATTACTGTAATCACATTTATTTGGATATAATTCAGTAACAATGCTACGAAGTAACATAGATAATCTATCCAGTTCACTTGCATTTGTAAGTGTCATTGCAATAGTAACTACATACCAAGTTTCATAGCCTGACCTTTCACAAACATAATGTTCATTTTCATCTACCTCAACAGATATAAAATCTGCAAGGTATGATATTTCATGATTGAATATGTAATTTTCCTTTATAAAACTATCACCATATTCCCTTAGACATTTACCCTCATCTTTTGAATATTCATGCTTTCTGAAAATCTCCAATACTTCCTCATTGTTTGAAATCTTGTCAATCAATTCCTTCTTAATGTTTTCAATACTTAATTCTTTTGTCATAATCTTATTTCTCCTTATCTGTTGATATTTTTGATAATTCAGCTTTTATATCTTCTTTTTTCATTCCCCGAATACCGAACAATGGAACTAGCATATCTCCCAAACTTTTTGTTTTCTTTTTATCTTTTTTAGGAATTTCTAATGTTCCAATAAAATTTATTTTCATGTCACCGATATTTTTTACTTTTTTCTTCATTTTACAAATTCTCCTTTACTCGTTTTGGACACCACATAGGACTGACTTCTGGTGAACAATATACACCAAGCAATCCATATATCTGTGATGGTTCGTTTTCTTCGCAACAATAATAATCATCAAATAAATATTCCATACTTTTACAGCGTTCACATTTACTGCAATTTGGTATTTTATTCATGCTTTGCGTCCTTATTTTGTTATCAATTCATATTCAATGTTACACGTATCATCTTCTGATACATCCTTATTCTGTTGTAAATGCATACCTAGAAGAGTTACCATACACCCTATATCATCCTTGCACTTCTCTGGTAACTCAAAATAAGCATCCTTGATATGTAAAACCTTACCCATTACTCTTCCTCTTTCTTCAAGCTATCCAATAGATTTGAAGCTGGTGTGATTTTTACTGTCTTATGTTCTTTCTCAATGTAGTAATTATCATCAACATACGGACTGTATCTTTTTCTTGAATCAACTGTTATTGGCTCAACCTTAAAAAGATTTGTGATAAGAATTGAATTATCTGCATCCAATTCTTCATATACTAACTCATAGAATGAATCTAATACAGCTCGTACATCTTTTTTATATAAGCCTGTCTTTTCAGCTAATTTGTTTATTACATCCTGTTTCAGTAATCTCATTGTGTCAATCCTCCTTCCTTATACTCTGACTGTGAATCCTTGACTTCTCAAATAAGCAACTGCATCTCTTACCAATGCTCCATTATCAACAGTATTTGCCATCGTTGCATCCCATACATGCGGTGTATTAGTTGCTAAATTCTTTCCACCATGCAGACCTTCATTCGCCCATGTTGCGACCTGTTGACCAGTTACACCATAGTAATTACTCATATAGTCCACATCAATATAAACAGATGCTACCGCTTTACCTCTGACAATTCTTGCATTAACCTTAAAACCTGACCTTAGAAAATCGTATTGTCTACGATAGAAAATCGGATCATATGAATCGTAATATCTCTGTAGAAAAAAATTCAATGTCTCATATACTCTATTCGCCATTCCATTAACCATTTTCTGCATTGTCGGCTGCAATGCAATAGCTAAATCGTCCATATTATTTATTGCTTTTGCCATGCTGTCTGCTCCTCTCTGGTGCATCAATTACAGAAATATCCTTTGCGTTATAATCGCTTCTGTCATTTACAAATGGTCTAAAGAATACATAATATCCCGATTCAATATATTCATCATTTAAATTAGAATTATGAATAAAATATGATTTACCATTCTGTCCACGAATAAATCCATAACCTTTGTCTCTAAAATACTTTGTTACTGTTCCAAACATTCAAATCCTCCTTGTAATTCTTCCAATGAAATGCATATTTCTTATCACGGTCATATAAAGGCTTTCTTACGCTCTCTGTGGCTCATACAGGCACTTTATGACCATTAGTGGGTATTTGTGTGTATTTGTGTTCTAAGGCACTAAAATAAGCCCACATACTCATAATAAATACAAGTATATGGACTTATTTAGATGTCCTAATATTCTATTTTTCATACCGATGCTCTCTGTTCATTTGTCCTAAAAATGGGCTAAAATCCAATGCTGTATCGCTCAAACCTTAGTAAATAAAGCACTTTTAACAAGAAGTTAGTCTCCTGCCGTGGCAAACAAATAAAATCTTGATTTTTCTCATATTTCCAGTATTTTCGGGCTTTTCAAGCCTTTTTACCTTTCTTCATTTTTCACTTATTCTGGCATATTTTGGCATATCTTTGCATATTTTTGTCATCAATTTTGGTAAAAACTTTGGTAAATTTCAAGTCTGTACCAAAGGCAAATCTGCCATTGGGAATCGACAGGTAAGAAATTGGGGATTAAGATAAATACTGGCATTCAGCCATTTTTCTCTCATTTTCATCAGGTCATTATGAATTAATTGCTTTTTGAAAATCTTCCTGTGCATCCTGAAATTTAACATGAGTATAGGTATTCATCGTAACACTGATATCCGAGTGTCCCATAATATACTGAAGCATCTTCGGATTCATTCCCGACTTAGCCATATTAGAACAAAACGTATGACGACACACATGCGGTGTGATTGGCGGCATCTGAACCTTATATATGCTATTGTACTTTTCCCGAATATGCTGGAAATACTTTTCCCAATGTAATGCCACCATAGGCATATCATTCTTATCAAGGAATAAAAATCCTGTCATTCCATCAACCATCGGTTCAACTTTAGGATTGGCCCTGTCCTTAAGTATTCTCTTAAAACAAGCCACCACCTCATCAGACATTGGAACATATCTCTCTCCGCTTTCTGTCTTAGGCTTTTCAATGATATACTGCATCTGACTTGTTCTCTGTAATTGATGATTTACCCGTATTCTTTTGTTTTTAAAATCCAAATCTGATTTTGTAAGTCCACAGAACTCTGATATACGAAGTCCTGTGTTAAAGAGGATAAATATTGCATCATAGTACTTGCAAAAATGCGCATCTTCTTTTATAAATCGTAGAAATTCCCTCTCCTGCTTTCTTGTGACAGCTTCTCTTCTCACACTATCATTCACAATCACATTGACTAATTCAAAGCCAAATGGATTTTTGCGAATCAAATCATCTTCTTCTGCCATCTGAAATGCCGGTCTTAATACTCCTCGGATAGTATGAATTGAACTATAACCTTTTCCATCTACCCTCTGAAGCTTGATCAACCATGCTTTTGCATCCGATAATTTCACTTTATCGATTCTTTTTTTGCCAAAATCATCTTTTTTCAGCAGATTAATTACCGTCTTATAACCAGCATAAGTACTCTGCCTGACCCCTATTTTAAGACTTACATATTTCTCCACTAATTCAAGAACTGTAAACCCTCCACCTCCTAGAACAAGTCCACTAAACATATCCTGTTCCAGCTGTTTTTCCTTTTCTCTTAAAGAAAGCTCCATTTTCTTTCCTTTAGGTATAGGATCATTATGGTCCAAACGCCAACTATATAAATTTCCTTCATTTCCATGAATATCTACATATCTAAAACGATAACGTCCATCTGCTCTCTGGTACTCTCCTTCGTGAAGAATTCTATTGCGATTATCTCGTCTTTTCTCACTCATAGCTTTGTCTCCTTTCAAAAAAGAGAGCCCTAGCATGGTTATTGTACCACATTTGTGCCCCCTTTTCTACTACTTTACATATTAAATTGCGGTTGACTCTGCCAGAAATTGCTCAAATTGCTCTTTCTTAAACAAAACTTTGTTTCCTACTAGCAGATAAAACTCCCCATTAGGATGGATATCTACAATTTGTCTAAGTCTCTTTTCACCAATATGATAAAATTGTGCCGCCTCAGTTACAGTAAGCAAATATCGCTTCCATATAGGAATATCTATACTCTGATTCTCTAATTCATTTTCATCATCCATCATATTCTCCAATCTGCAGCTGTCTGACTAACATCGCATCAACCTTTTTTATTGCATCTGTGCTGACAATCATCCCGGCAGTCTGTATTATCTGTTCCTCATTTATTGTGACAAGCTGCTCCGGTAAAAACATTGTTGTATGTCTTAAAAATCCTCTAATTTCTGAAGGCTCAATATTGAAATGTACTGGAATATAATCCTTATTCAACTTAGTTGTCCCCGGAACAACTGTGTATACAGGTGATTTTCCGTTTGCTTTGTCGCAGCTTATTACAATACATGGTCTCCTTCCAGCTTGTATATGCCTGAGTCCACTTTTTAATTCAGCCCACACAATCATATTTCTCTTTATCTTCACTGCAGATCACCTCTCTTTGGTGGAATATACAAGTCAACCTTGGGTTCCTTCTCATCTACACTGAATAATCTAAACCCAGCTTCCCTTACTGCTCCAATTTTTAAATAAGAATCTGCTATTCCGTCTGAAATAGCATCGAGATTTGTTACGATAAGTGCATCTGCCTTTCCTGCTCTCATATATCTTATTGCCTTATAAAACACTTCATCCCTTAATCGTCGTCCAAAAATTCCTCTTCTGAATATTTTCATAGGGATAAGATTGTTATTGTCCGCAAATTCCATAATACGATTCAACTGTTTATTTTCCTTTTTCTCTGCTGCAATACAGTCATGCTCCTCATCAGAAGATAGCATCACGACACACTTTATCGGCTGTATAGTCAGCGGCTTTTTCTTTCTTCCTGCTCTTCTCATTTCAAAGCACTTCCTTTCTTGCTTCTAAGCCTTCAATAAAAATCAAGCATGTAGACATTGCATATTCTCTATCATTTGGTTTAAGCATCTGCAATTTATCTTCCAATACAGACAAATCTTCATTCTCATGTTTTTCCCTGCTTTCAATTCCAAACAATGTATTAGGATCTACTCCATACTTTGTTACAATCTTCAGCATAAGTTCCAGACTCATCCGATGTCTTCCCTGCTCAATTTGCGAATAATGAATATAACTTACATCAAGGCTCTCCGCCATATCGTTCTGTGTATATCCATATTTATTTCTAATACTTCTCAACGTATTACCAACTGCATAAATATCATATATCATCCTGAATAACCTCACTATCTAACCGATTCCTGATGTATTCCACTGCCTCAGCCTCTGTTGGGCATTTGATGACTGGCTTCCCATAGTCATCAAATACCACTGTTTCAGAAGCAAATACAATGTAGGAATACCTGCCTTAATTCCTAACACTCAATCGCATAATTATTGTACCTCGCACTCATAGTACCAAGGTCAAATATTGTCACACCCAAATTATTTACGCGATCCATCATTGACTTTAAATCTTCCGGATTTCTTGTAATCTCATAAATATCTTCTACGACAAGTACCTTGTAATCTGAAATCTCAAGAATTTCCATCAGCTGACGCATCTGAGGTCTGTCAACCGATGTAGATGCTCCATCATCTACAACAGTCTGCTCACACTCAATTCCCACACTTAATGCATATGTCTGATCAAGCTCTTTCTGTCGGTTCACATTATTCATACTCATCATTGACTTTATAAACAAAAGTCCTTTGTAAAGTTCTTTTCCGTTATACTTTTTCATGGCTATTACCTTCCTTAATTGAAATATTAAAGAAAGCATTGTGCACGCCGCTTTCAAACTCTGTGCTGTATCTCAAGCACAAGTATATTGTAATCTGCCACACCTTAATTTCCGACCGTGTACAGGCGACACTTATGTCGTGTAAACACGACAATCACTTTTCAATTGACACGCTTTTCATCGCTTTCATCATTGCAAGGCACTGTCTTATCTGCAATTCATCCATATCTGAAAGAACATCCATTGCCGCAGATAACAGTTCTGATTTTTCTTCATTCTCCCCATACATAATGAAATCAACAGATACACCAAGTACGATTGCCAGATTATCTAATGTCTGTGTCTTAAAATCCCCACCATTTTCAATAGCTGACAGTGCCTGTCTGCCTATGCCTGCTCTATGTGCTAACTCATCCTGTGACAATCTCATCGTCCTTCTCCTGTCAGCAATTCGTAATCCTCTCTCATAATCCTTTTCTCTTGTCTGTGCTTTACTGCTCATAAATCCTCCTTGCCGCCCTTGGAAACGAACAAGTTGGATTACCTTTTACAGCACTAAAAAAGACGCACGAGGAAACCAGTATCATAAATACTGTTCGTTTCCCCTGCGTCTCTGGTGCTGCCATCTTTCGATGTGCCCTTATCAGGTGGGCTGTAATTTAATTGTCAATCATTATATTCTGAAAGTCCCATTCTCAGAATGTTCCTTCATCATTCCCTCGGAATACTTCTTGAGTATCATCACTCGCTTACATCTGTCACACTTAATTCCAATATTCTGAAGTGCTACAGCGGAATCATCACCGCATACAAAGTATTCCATCATTAACTTGTTGCATTTTTTACATCTAATTTCTATAACATTTCCTTTGTTCAATTCAGTTCGCTCCTTATTCATACAAAATCATCAATCTACAATTCTGTACTCGTAAAGGAAAGGGAAATCACCTTTGCAAGCCTTTTGCCGGGAGTTCCGATGAATGTCTGCACATTCCCCGGCTTTGCTGATCTAAAGCCAACTGATATGAATTGTGCTGTCAGCACACAATCACATCAGGCTCCGGCTCTTTCCATAAACCACATATTGTTATCTTCATAGAAAAGGAATATTTCCTTTCCATCTACCACACAGGTATAACGCTCTCCAACGCCGCCAGCCCTTGTACTGGCTGCTCTGCGCTTGTCTTTTACTCGTGTAATCTCATACTTTCTGCCATCTTCCCATGTTATCTCTTTGGGAATGAGCAGTCCGTCCT